ATTCTTTCCTGAATCTGGAAGAACAGGTTCTTAGTGAACTGGCATATGAGGTAGGAGAACGTTACTTTGCTATTCAGAGAACAGAAGAAGGATATGATTATTCGTTTTACGATGAAGATTTTCGTCTGATGGATGGTGGCGTCTATGAAAATGATCAAATTTCTATTGAAGAAGCGGCAGAGGAACTTCTGGAAGACGAAGGCTGGACTGGAGAACGCATCCGTGGAGATTATGATCAGTTGATGGAAAAAGTAGAAGAAATGGATGAAGTTGTAATGGCAGAGATTCAGAAAAGCCAGGGCGAATATAAGCCTTTGGCAAAGGTGGAGGAACTGGAAGAGGCGAATTATAACATGATTGATAACGTCCTTAATAATATGCCACCGAAGAAAGAGCCTTATCTGGAATATTTCGCCACAGAATGTGATGAGTTCCATGATATGGGAGCTTATGAAAAAAGTACCGATGTTAATCAGATTGCTGCGGTCTATGAAAAATATAGGGAGAATCCTAAAACTGCGTATCTGGGATGCTCAATGGGAATTATTTATCGTGATCCGGAAGACAGTTACTATGATGAAGCCGAATTTGCGATCGTTAAAGGGAATACCGTATTCGGAAATCTGATGGATGATGTTCGATTTTATGGAGAACTTGCACTGGTACGGGAAGGGATCGAGAAAATTCATGAAGCATTGCCGGACTACAAGTATGTACCGATGAGGGATGTTCGAGAAGCAATGTATCCTGAGAAAATGACCACAGAACAGCTGGCAGAGGCACTGGATGAGATTGCAGAAGCTTTTGATCCGTATGAGTATCGAGATAATGTGGAGAGGGGAGAAAATACGGTGCAGGAAGTAATGCTGGATTTGAGAAGTGGAAATATTCATTCCTATATTTCATATCTGAAGGATATTGTAGACGAAGAATGCGATCTGTCTGTTCGTGCAGGAGTATTGATTGAAAGACTGAAAGCCTATGAACCTGAACTTCTAAAGGATATGGAACCAATGGTGTATGTAAACTATTGTGAAGAAAGTGATCTCATGAATCCAAGATGTCAGAAGCTGTCTGAGCTGGATGCAAAAACAGCAGAAATGGATAAAGAATGGTATGCAAAACGTGATCCGAAGACAGAGGAACCTACAAAAATTGCAAAGATATATGTGACTGTATATTATGCGGAAAAAGGTGAACAGATGCTGCATCATTTTAAGAAGTCAATGGATATTGGAAATGGACATGGCGGTATTGTGAGTCAGTTGAAGTATGATAATGAAATGAAGCTTACAGATGAGTATTGGATCAATTACCAGAAAGGCAAAGGAAGTGAAGAGTTCCAAAAGTATATGGAAGATCTGACAGACATGCAGAATCATGTGCTTCCGTATCTGCAGAGTTTTTGCAATCTGGAGGAAAAAGGTGTGAAGGAGAGACGAGAACAGCAGATAGCAGAAAGATATGAAGGAAGAGCAGATGAGAGGGTAACAAGTACCGAAGCGAATGAAGTTGTTAAGGATGTAGGAAAAACAGATAGAAAACCGGCACAGCAGAAGCAGGCGGTAGATGGAAAAGATAAGAAATTATCCATTCATGAACGGCTTGAGATCAATAAGAGGATTATTCAAGAAAAGCAGGGAAAAGATAAAACGGAGAGAGGAGTTGATTTGGGTGTAAGGACAGTGTAGAATAAGCAGAACGAGTCGGAGGTCGTGGATGATAACGTGGCTTCCGGCTTTATTGCGTATTGTCGGAAGAATTATAAATGGTATAATGAATGTAAATGCGATAAAAGAATGTCGCCTGTTATGCGACTTCCAAATGAGAAAAGTGTGTTATTCTGAGATCAAACAAGAGGCTAATAGAGTCAGGAGGGTGACATTATGAGTAAAAAAGGATATAGCAGACCAGGATTCTTTGGATCCATAAACCATTATGATGCAAACGGAAAAAAGTAGGCGAGAGCAGACCAGGATTCTTTGGTGGTATGAACGACTATGATGCAAATGGAAAGAAAATCGGACATAGTTCGCCTTCCTTTTTTGGTGGTATGAATCATTATGACAATAACGGGCATAAAGTAGGTGAGAGTCGACCAGGATTCTTTGGCGGTTTAAACCATTATGATGACAAGGGGCATAAGCGGGGGCATAGCAATCCAGGATTTTTAGGTGGATTCAATCATTACGGTTAAAACTGCACAGAGAGCAGCACAAGCGGCAAGGGCTGCGGCAAAAGCCGCCGTGGTTACGGTAAAGGCGATTGCCAAAGCGACCGCACTTGCCATTAAAGCGATTATTGCCGGAACGAAAGCCTTGATTGCCGCTATCGCCGCAGGCGGCTGGGTGGCGGTTTTGGTTATTATCGTGATTTGCCTGATTGGTATGATCCTCGGCTCAGTATTTGGCATTTTCTTCTCAGACGAAGATTCCGGCACTGGAATGAGTATGCAGACCGTTGTGCAGGAAATCAATACCGAATACGATACCAAGCTGCAAGAGGAAAAGAACTCGGTATCCTATGATGTTCTTGAAATGAGTGGCAGCAGAGCCGTTTGGAAAGAGGTGCTTGCCGTTTACTCTGTAAAAACGAATACGGATCAAGATAACCCCCAAGAGGTTGCCACAATGGACGATGGCAAAAAGCAACTCTTAAAAGACATCTTTTGGGAGATGAATCAAATATCTTCCCGAACAGAGAGCAAGACCGAAACAGTTATTACCGAAACCGATGACGGACACGGTAATATCGTGGAAACTGAAAGCACGGTCACACAAACCTATCTGTATATTACCGTCAGCCACAAGACTGCCGAGGAAATGGCGGCGCAATATGGTTTTAACGAAGAACAGAAAGGCTACCTCGCTGAACTGCTTGCAGATGAAAACAATTACCTTTGGTCACAGGTGCTTTACGGCATTACAGGCGGCGACGGACAGATCGTGACCGTTGCACTCTCTCTGGTTGGCAATGTGGGCGGTCAGCCGTATTGGTCGTGGTACGGTTTTAACTCCCGTGTAGAATGGTGTGCTTGCTTTGTATCTTGGTGTGCCAACGAGTGCGGCTATATCGACGCTGGAGTTATCCCAAAATATGCAGGCTGTGTCAACGGAGTACAATGGTTTAAGGATCGTGGACAATGGCTGGATGGCAGCGCCGAGCCTGCCCCCGGAATGATTATTTTCTTCGATTGGGCAGACGAAAGTGGTCAGGATGGATTATCCGACCATACGGGTATTGTTCAAAAGGTCGAAAACGGCAAGGTTTATACGGTCGAGGGCAACTCCGGCGACAGTTGCCGAGTCAATGAGTATTCTATCGGTTATTACGAGATTCTTGGCTACGGCGCACCTGCCTATTAAAATACACAAGCCGCCTGCATTTTGCAGGCGGTTGGATTACATATCAGAAAGATATTGTGCCGGTTTGAAAACTAAAAGTCTCAAAATACAGACTTAATAATTGCGATTTCACTCTCAAAGTGCTATAATACAAACTATATTTGGGTGGAGGTGCGGAAATGAAAGTACGGTACAACAAACTTTGGAAACTTCTGATTGACAAGGGAATGAAAAAGAGTCAATTACGAGAAGCGGTCGGGGCAAGCAAAAGTACATTTGCGAAACTCGGAAAAAATGAAAATGTTACCCTTCCCGTGCTGTTGAATATATGCGAATACTTAGAGTGTGATTTTGGCGACATAATGGAAGCCGTACCCGAAAATGAGGTGTAGGATCAATGAACAAGAAGATTTTAATTGTGGATGACGAAAAAGAAATCGTTGATCTGCTTGAAGTGTATTTGAGTAACGATGGTTATTCAGTATATAAATGTTATAATGGGTTAGAGGCGATGAAATGTATCAAACAGTCGCAGATTGATTTAGCGATACTTGATATTATGCTGCCGGATATTGATGGTTTTCGACTTTGCCAAAAAATTCGGGAAAAGTTTTACTTCCCTATTATTATGCTTACCGCCAAAATTGAGGATAGCGACAAGATTATGGGGCTTACGATTGGTGCGGATGATTATATAACGAAACCGTTTAATCCTTTAGAGGTTGTGGCAAGAGTAAAGACGCAATTAAGGCGTTATCAGAGCTATAACAGTCCTAATTTGAGCCAATCCGAAGAAAAAGACGAGTATGACATCAGAGGTTTACTGATAAACAGAGTCAGCCACAAGTGCTACTTGTATGGCAAAGAAATAGCCTTGACTCCGTTGGAGTTTTCTATTCTGTGGTATCTGTGCGAACATCAGGGTAAAGTTGTCGCCTCGGAGGAATTATTTGAAGCCGTGTGGAAAGAAAAGTATCTTCGCAACAGTAACAATACGGTAATGGCGCACATTGGGCGGCTTCGGGAAAAATTGAATGAACCTTCAAAAAATCCGAAGTTCATTAAAACTGTTTGGGGGGTAGGGTATGAAATTGAATAAAAAAGAAAAAAACTATCTGCTCTCTACCTTGTTCAAAGGGTATGTAATTCAATGTGCGATTTGCTCTGTGCTTATTTTAGGCGGTACTTTTCTTTTAGGAATTATGGCAGAAGAAATTCTCCGCAAGTATGTTTTGTATTATTACTTGTATTACAGAACAGAATATCTTTATATAGTGGCTGTAATCGTGTGGGGTGGCTGTATTATATACTTGACATACCAACTTTTGAAAAAAGTAGTCGCCTACGTGTACGAGGTACAGGCTGCGACAGGAAAAATGTTCGATCAGAATGTCAGTTACATTGAAATGTCCCCGGAGTTGAGTGAAATCGCCGCTAACATCAATCAGTTAAAACAAGAGGCTGAAAGTAATGCAAGGCTTGCAAAAGAAAATGAGCAGCGAAAAAATGACCTGATTATGTATCTTGCACACGATTTGAAAACACCGCTTTCTTCTGTAATCGGGTATCTTACTTTACTGCGTGATGAGTCGCAAATCTCAAAGGAACTTCGAGAAAAGTACCTTTCAATCACTCTTGGTAAGGCAGAACGGTTAGAGGATCTGATTAACGAGTTTTTCGAGATAACACGATTCAATATATACGATATTACATTACAATACACGAAAATCAATTTAACTCGCCTGCTGGAGCAACTTGTATATGAATTTAAGCCTATGCTCAAATCAAAGAATTTGCAATGTAATCTTTGTGTTGATGATGATATAATGCTTCGATGTGACGCAGACAAAATTCAGCGTGTTTTTGATAACCTTTTGAGAAATGCGGTTATCTACAGTTTTGAAAATACGGATATCACGATCAGCGCACAATGTCAGGAAGATACGGTCAGCATTATTTTTTGTAACCACGGCGATACTCTGCCGGAAGAAAAGTTAAACAGAATTTTCGAGCAGTTTTATCGGCTTGACGCAGCGAGAAGTACAAGCAGTGGAGGAGCTGGATTAGGTTTGGCGATTGTAAAGCAGATTGTTGAACTACACAATGGTACAATCGTTGCAGAGAGCCAAGAGGATCAAAACAAGTTTTCAATTACTTTGCCGTTGGCGTAGGAAAATTGTAAGAATTTGCATAGAAAAAAAGAGGAATATCTTACGAGCAATCAAGAAAATACGGGCTTCTGTTTTGGTACAATAAAAGTATCAAGATAGAGGCTCGTATTTTTTGTGATACAGCATAAGGAGGAATGATGAAGTTGCTAAGAAAACAAATGCTGCTATGTTCTATTTTGTTTCTTGTATTTACGCTATCTGCCTGCTCTGCAATTGGGCAGACAGACGAAAACAATCTTACAGATAGCGCAACATCCGCAGAAAAAACGGTATCAGTTGTACGAGGGACAATTACTCCAACCGTTTCAACGCAAACGACTATTGTTCCGGCAGTACCGTTTATTATTTCCTCACCCGAAAATGGCATATTTAATACAGCGGTAGAATTAGAAGAAAAAATCACTGCCGGGCAAATTATTGGAACTGTGAACGGCAAAGAATTGAAATCTCCGGTGGATGGTACAATTACCTCTATTGCCCCATCCAATGAAAGCGTACCGAGTAATTATCCCGTAGCGATAGTGCATTATACAGGATTTGCCCTCAATGTAGAGGCAGATAATTTTTTGAGTACCTTACCGGAGTATGCAGAGTTGAAAGCAAAATTTCAAGTATATGATGGTGTAGGACCAACCGATATGATTGCCGTGGTGTCGCCTGCCGCAGATGAAAATGCGTTTACGGGAATCGTGCCGCAAGAGGGCATTCTGCAATGCTTGATCAGTCAAACAGTCGATGTGAAATCGGGGCAAAGTGCAACGGTAGTCATAACGGCGACAACGAGAAATGATGTCCTTATATTGCCGCTGTCGGTAATAGCGGGTAGACAAGGGACGGGATTGGTTACTGTAATTACTCCGAATGGAGAAAGAGTGGAAACAAAAGTGACATTGGGAGTGACAGACGGAGCCAATATAGAAATACTGTCCGGCTTAGAGGAGGGCGATGTGGTTTCTGCTACTCCGCCAAACCTTGATCCGAGGGGGAATTTGATAAAATGAAAGGAATTTCCGAAAAGACTTTAATCAAAATAAAGGATTTGAAAGCAAGCGTCAAATTGAATAATGGCGATATGCTGACAACAGTAACCAACGCTAATATGGAATTGCAACGAGGGCGCAGTTATGCCATTGTCGGAAAGTCCGGCTCAGGCAAAACAAGCCTTATATCCATTATTGGCTTGTTAAATCGGGAATATGAGGGCGAGTACCTTTATGATGGTATATCTATTTCTGCTTTGAAAGACCGTGATCTGTCTATACTGCGAGCCAATAATATCGGATTTGTATTTCAGAACTACTCTCTGATTAAGCACTTGCGGGTATGGGAAAATATCGAATTACCCCTACTCTATGCCAAAAAGTCGTTTACCGCCAAACAGCGTCACGAGATAATTACAGGCTTGCTAAAAAGTGTCGGCTTAGAAAGCAAGGAAAATGATTACCCAATCAATTTGTCCGGCGGTGAACAACAAAGAGTTGCAATCGCAAGGGCGCTTGCAGTATCTCCGGAAGCTATTTTATGTGATGAGCCTACGGGTAGTGTCACGTTAGTACAACACTACCCAAAAACAACACCCGTGATATTCTGGTCATTATCAATTCTAATTTCTTTAATGACAGAACGCCAAAGCGTGCGTTTTTCTTCACGGGTCAAATTCTCATAAATTGTTTTGAAATCATTATCAAGGAGCCTGCGGACGGCTGCGAAGTCTGGCGGCGGTTCAATGCTGGGTTCCGGTATCTGTTTAAGTGCAGCAGTATATATTTGATAGTCCCTTTTGTAGTCCTCAATGTCTATTAAGTCATTCACATATAATTCTTTTAACTTGGTCAGCTTCCGTTTCAGTGCTGCTTTATCAGTGCGGGCAACGGACGCTTTCTTTTTGGCTGCGGCAACTTCCCATTCCAGCTGGCAGCGTTCCAGTTCCTCTGCCAGATGTTCAAACAGCCACTTTTCCACGACGTCTTCACGGGCTGAATGATTATGAGAGCAGCGCCCACGCTGGAAATGCTGGTTGCAGCGGTAATAATAATAATCACTTGACTTGTACCCGACCAGTTTATGCCCACATTCAGCGCAAGTCAGAATGGAAGTGAAAATATATACCTTGCCAGACGGAACAGAACGTGCGTTGCGTTCCAGAAGCGCTTGCACACGGTCAAACTGCTGCTTGCTGATGATTGCCGGGCAGAAATGGTCATTGAACCTGCCGCCTCGGTCATACACCCCAGTATACAGCTTTTCTTTCAGTATACGCCGGAAAGTGGCGTCACACCAGTTCACGCCGTAGGTTTCCCGGATATAGCGGACAGTAGCACGCTGGGAAATCGAAGTTTCAAAGTAGTTGAAAGCGTCTTGCACAATGGCTGCGTCTTCTGGCACAACTTCCAGCCGCTTTTCCTCATTAACACGGAAGCCAAAGGGAGCAGAGCCGGAAACAACGGTGCCGTGGGCAATCTTACTGTCAAATACAACGTCTATTCGTTCCCCGTCAATATCCGCTTCATTCTGGGCAATGGACAGCTTCACGTTAATATACAGACGCCCGTTTGCGGTTGTGGTGTCATATTCTTCATCAGTGGTTTTCCAGTCGCAGTTGTGCGCTTCCAGAACTTCCATGATTTTATAATAATCTGCCACGGAACGAAACCAGCGGTCAAGGCGGCAGAAAAGCAGAATATCCACTTCATCACGCTTCACACTGTCCATCATGCGTTGAAAGTCGGTTCTTTTATGAATGTTCTTTCTGGCGGTCTTGGCAGCGTCAATGTAAATTCCAACAATGACCCAGCCACGTTCCCTTGCGTATGCTTCCAGTCGTTCTTGCTGGGCTTCCAGTGACAGACCTTTTATTTTCTGTTCTTCCCCGGAAACCCTTATATATAAAGCAACCCGGACAAGTTCCGGGCTTAAATCAATCTTTTTCACTATTGTATCACCTGCATTTCCTTTCATTTCCCGCCTGCTGGTGATATAATCAAAATTGCAGACGGTATTGTTGTATCTGGTATGACATATCTTTGCATGCCTCGGAAGTGTTCCCAGCACGACCGGGGCATTTTGTTTTATTAGTCTTTCAGAATGTCGTCTGTAAAGGCTGTTATTTTCTGACTTACAAAAGAAGAATAGTTTTCTAAATCCTGTTTAGGGTTATCACCTTGCAGCATGACAAATTCAGATAAAGCAACAATCTGATTTTGTACGTCAATCAAGGCTTGACCGTAGTATGAAACGTCTGGACCGAAGCCAACGGAAGAAACCTGCTCATAATGCCACGCAGCACGCTTCTTTAAATCCACCAGAACAGGAACGGACGCTTTTTGCAGCTGGGAAACGGTCTTTGCGTCGGAGTGTACCAGCTGCCCCCAGCGTGTCAGCTGTTCTTCCGTGATGTATCGTGGGTCTTCCGGGTGTCGCTTTATGTGTATAAAGCTATACAGACAGAAGATACCGAACAGGGCGGCAACAACTGAAAAAATAACATGAGAAGAAGCAAAGAGGAACACGGCACCAGCCAGAGCAACGACGCCGAACACAGCAAAGCTGGCGTCTGGTCTTTCCTGCAAAACTGCCGTGGTCTTTGGCAACTTCTCTTTTGGCTGCACAGCTGCTTTCTGAACTTTAACAGGAGCAGGAGCGACAGCAGGAGAAGAAGCAGAGGAACTGGCAGCAGTAGCAGTGGAAGAAACACGGCTACTGGCTGGCTTTTTACTTTTGCTTTTCAAATTTTCAGTCTTAACATAAGAGACACCAGAAACGGGGGTTCCTATGCTGGTTGTGACCCTACCACTACTATTTATACTTTTTCGATACCCTTTGACACCAGCACTGACACCGACACTTTTCTTGCCGATATTAAGACGGACGCCGGGGGCAATTTTTACACTTTTTCTAAAACGTAATCCCATATAAAACCACCTTTCTTGCGAATATCCACAAAAACATAGAAATTATAATAGTGAGTGCGCCCAGCCTTGCCACGCCGGAAAGGTGGTCACACATGATAAAAAAATATATACACTGGTATGATTGCAGAGTGTACGCAATCTATTACAGCAGCATAAACACTATTTATTATAATTTAGATTTCAATGGAGCAACGCAACTTATAATTTGTAAATAGCGGGGGGACGCTGGGTGCGTTATCACCCGGCGTCTGTCCCGGAAACACTGCCAGTGTCAACGGGCGGGCACTGGGCTTCTAAATCTTCTGGATTGTCTGGAACTAACAATGCAGGGTCCGCAGTAACAGCAGCAACAAGCCTGCGTTTGAAAAATTCCACGGCAGTTCTTCTAATTTCTGGGTCAAGTTCAAAGTACGTCTTTATGATTTCCAATTCAAGACCCGTGGCACCTTTAGACTTCACGAAGTCGTCAAGGCTGAATGTGTCCGGCTGTATATACATTTCACCAGAACCAGTGCGCAACCATTCTTCATTCACATTATAAAGAAGACAGATTGCCTTGATTGTCTGGTCAGTGACGGTTGAGCCGTCCCGTTCCATGTAGCTGACGCCAGTTTGCTTCATTCCCAGACTTACTGCAAATTCAGTCTGGCTGATGTGCAAAACATCTTTTCTAAAATGCTTCACACGTTCATTGATAGTCATTTGACTTCACCGCCTTTCTTTTATGTTTAAAGAATAGCAGTAACCGCTAAAAAAGTCAATATTAAAAACGGAAAAAGGGTTGACAAATAGCAGTAACCGCTATAATATATAGTTAAACAAGCAGTAACCGCTACAACAGAAGCGTTTACCGCTTGCGAAACCACACAGCATGAAAGGAGGAACAGACCATGACAGAAGTTAAAAACATGGAAACCATGATTGCAACTGAAAACCAGCAGGAAGCAACAGAGGTCATGGCTTTTCTGGGGGAACTTGAACCGCAGGAAAAGAAAGACTTTCTGGTGTTCATGCAGGGCATAAGATTTGCAAAGGGCATGGCACAGAAAATTGCGCCGCAGTCCGTATAAAGGAGGGCGCAGGAATGGAAGTACAAGGAACATTCAATGCCCAGCGCTTTTTTGAAACGCTGGCGCTGATTATATCCCAGCGGGAGGGCGTGAAAGTCACCGTGACAGTGACACAGTCAGAGCCGGAGAAGAAAGAAAAGCAGTCAGCGTGAGCGCCGGGCAGCAGCAGAAACAAAGGTTTTTCAAAAGTCAATAGCAGTGAATAGCAGCAAGGCTGTTCAAATAAAAATCATACCAGATACAAGGAGGAAAAACGCAAATGAAAGAATTTGTGAAGAAAAAAGCGGTCATTGTCAAAGACAGACTGGGACTGCCAAACTACATGACCATGTTTTACATGGAGCCGGGGACGTACAACCCGGAGGACGTGCCGGAAATGTTCAAAATCAGAAACAAGATTGTCCCGGCAATTCTGATTTCACAGTACCACAACACAACCATTAAGAGTATGGGCGGTGACGTTGCAGTGTCACTGCCGTACCAGCAGCCACGCCACACAATCACACTTGATGAAGCGGCGGCAGCCTGCGCCAGAAAGGGTGAGGGCTGGCACCTTATGACAAACACAGAATTTGCCTACTTACTGCATGAAGCAGAAGAACTGGGGCACACGATAGGCGGCAACACGAACCACGGAAGCAATGAAGACAACCCGCAGGAAAAGGGCGTTGTATACGACAGCGCCGGAAGAACACTGACCGGGTGTGACCCGCTTACATGGTCACATGACGGAACCGCAGGCGGCGTGTTCGGTATCTGCGGCAACTTCTGGGAATTTGTAACGGGCTTACGCCTGCATAAAGGTGTTGTGGAGTACACAAAGGACAATGACGCAGCAGTTGAGGGCTACAAGGACGAAGCCCCGGACTGGACCGTTGCAGAGGTAAACGGAAAGCCATTGAAGCTGTACGGCAGCAGTGACGGCGGTGTGGTTATGTCAACCGCAGAAAAGATAGAAAAGGACTGGGACGGCTGCCACATTGCAGAATTGCAGCTGGAAGAGTTGGAAGACGTGCCGGAAATTGCGTACAAGCTGGGAATTGTACCGCACGATTGGAAGAACGAAACAGCCGGAATATGGGCAGACAGCGAACTTGAAGAAGCCGTGCCTTTCCGGGGTTCGAGTTTCTACAGCACTTCCATCGGTGGCGCTGGTGCGCTGAACTTGAGCTACGCCCGTTCTTACGTCGACTCCTACGTTTCGCTCCGTTCCGCTTTATTCTTGGAAAGCTGGGAACTGGCAACTGATTTACTGAAAGCGGGTGCGGAAGCACACGCAGGAGCGCAGGACGAATGAGCGCAGATAATTTCCCATACGTCGAGGGACAGCCAGCGGAAATCTATTTTGACGGCAAATGGCACCGGGGCAAGATAATTGCCGGGTACAGATTTAGGGACGGAATAGTGACCGTACAGACGGAAGATGGGCAGAAAATCTGGTGCGGTGAGAGCCGCAAAGAGTTATACAGAGCATTGTAAAAATGGCAAGCAAAAAGCCTTTGAAGCTGTGCCGGAAACACAAAATCAAAGGCTTTTCAAAAGTCAATATGTTAATAATTCAATACACGTTTATTATACCATATTGGCGGTTACAAGTCAAACATTTTAGGGCTGAAAAGTCCTTGAAAATAGCGGGTTTTATCCCTGCTAAACGGGCTTGTATGGGGTATTAACATTCCTACGAAATATATAAATTTATATATACGCTGTATGGATAATAAACAGGATTGATGGAGGATAGAACCACCGCACTTCTGGTGTACCCTTATACGCTGAAAAAGGTATCAGACAGAAAAGGAAGTGCAGTGGTGTTTATCAGAGAGAAGAAGACAGACTGTGCCAATTATAGAGAAGTGGACATAATACCACGAACAGAAGCAGCAGAGCAGGCAGCCAGAGGGAAGAGGGGTAAGAAAAGAAAAGTCAATGCCCCAAAGCAAAAAGACCTTAACGACAAGAACGCCAAACGGTATCTGGTGCAGCTGGGAAATGGCAACTTTCACATAGGGGACCTGCACACGTCATGCACCTATGACGCAGAAAACCTGCCGGAAACAGTCGAAGAAGCAGAAAACATTGTGACAAACTACCTGCGGCGCATAGCATACCGCAGAAAGAAACTGGGGCTTGAACCACTCAAATACATACTGGTAACAGAATACAAGTACACAAAGGACGGTCAAAGCATTAAGCGTATACACCACCATATCATTATGAATGGTGGGCTTGACCGTGACGACGTGGAACTAATGTGGACAAAAGACCGCATTAACTGGAAAAAGACAAAAGACCCGGAATACAGAGCCAGTATAAAACAGCTGGGCTGGGTAAATGCAGACCGATTGCAAATGAATGAAAACGGAATAGAGGGACTTTGCAAGTATATTGTCAAGGACCCGCAGGGCAAGAAACGCTATTCCAGCAGCAGAAACCTTGACCGCCCGGAAACAACCAGAGAGGACGGCGGGGAGAAACAGCAGCGTGACCAGAACCACTGGAAGTACAGCCGAAATCTGAACGCACCGGAAGAAAAGTGCAATGATTTCAAGTACAGCAAAAGGAAAGTGGAACAGCTGGCAAAATCACCGGACGCAGGGCTGGAAGAGTTTAGAAAGATATATAGCAATTACAACATTGTGTCATGTGAAGCGGTCTTTTATGAACAGACCGGGTGGCATATTTACTTGAAAATGTGGAAAAAAGAGCCAAAAAAGGCAGGACAAGGAGGAAAACGAAGTGGAAACAGGAAGAAAAACAAGGCTGCGCCGCATATTAAGGCGAAAGAGGATAAAAAGGGCAATTAAGGCATACGGCAATTACATTGCAGCAGGACTGCTGGCAGTGGTTGTGATTGTGTTTACAGTAGGGGCAGCAGTCAAGCCAGCTGCAAACAGTCTGCCGGAAGATACCAAAGAACCGGAACCGACACCGCCGACCACGGAAGCAGTGCAGCAGGAGCCGTACCCGTTCAACCTTATGTCCCTTGACTGGTCCGGTGAGGAATTAGAGGGCTGGACAAGATATGAAGTGCCGGAGGACTACGCAGACCACGGCGGGTACTTCCCGGAATGTATGCAGCAATTCACATACATAATTTGCAAGCAGAACGGCGTTGACTATGCACTGGTACTGGCAATCATTGAAACAGAAAGCGGGTACAGATGGGACGCAACCAGCAGTGAGGGTTCAACAGGATATATGCAGGTATTGGCAAAATGGCATGAAGAACGTATGCACAGACTGAATGTGGACAATGTGGAAAACCCTTATTTTAACATCATGGTTGGTGTAGATTATCTGGCAGAATTGCAAGAGAGGTTCGACACGAAAGCAGAAGTGTTGACGGCTTACAACTACGGCGTGACGGGTGCATATCAGCACGTATGGAACAAAGGATTGACAGACACAGAGTATTCAAGAGAAGTGCAGCAGGCGAAAGAAAGAATTGAAAGAAGAATGAGGGGTGAATGGTGATGGAAAATGAAATCAGACTGGGCGACATTATGGACAAACTGACGCCCAGTGACAGAGTGGTGATATATAACGCAGCCAGACAGGTTGTATACCGTGGATATGCCGCAAACGCAGTGCATGGAACATTGAACCCGCAGCGACGCATTAAGAAAATGGGGCTTGGCATGGAAACATACAGAGCCACGGAACAAATGTGGGACTGGGAGAAAACAGACAGCCTGCCGGAGCAGGTGCCAGTTGAACAATTCACACAATACCGGGTGGAAGACCTGCAACACATTCTGTATATCAGAATTGAACTAAAGAGCGAGTTTGAGAGGTAAAGAACATGGAAGAAGCAGAAAAAATGCCAGTGGTCATATTATCACTACACCAGAAGTGGTGGAAGAAGATGGCAGCAGGCGAAAAGGTTCTGGAACTGCGGAAGACAAAGCCACAATGCAAAGCGCCGTTCCGGGTGCTGGTATACGTCACGGGCGGCGTGGGAATAGTTGGTGAATTTATCTGCCCGGAAGTTCTGGAAATCAAGAACTTTGAAGAAGCAGAGAGAAAAAGCAAGGTTCCTGCACATGATATTCACAATTATGCAGCAGGGAGCAGGAACAAGGTGTATGGCTGGGAAGTTTCCACGGTCAGAGAGTATGAAAAGCCACTGACGCTTGAAACACTGGGAATAAAACGGGCGCCGCAGTCGTGGCAGTATGTGAGGTAAAAGACATGGACCAGATACAACGTGACAAGATAGCTGCAAAGCTAAAGAAAATAAAAGCCCTTGCAGAACGTGGCGTGGGCGGTGAAAAAGAAACCGCAATGCGAATGTATGAGGACTTAAAAGCCAGATATGAACTGGAAGACGAAGAAATAATGCTGGACGCAGTGACGCTTCATTGGTTCGGATATGCAGACGAATTGGAAGAAAGGGTGCTGCGCTGGATTTTCTACAAGGTGACGGGTGACGCAAGTTACCACATATACACTGGAAAATACAGCCGCAGGAAGAAGCGTGGTTGTGACTACACAGAGATTGAAGCGGCAGAAATAACACTGCTTTACAATTTCTACAAAGAGGAATTGAAAAGAGAACTGGAAGCGTTCTTGGTGGCGTTTAGGTGCGGAAACGACCTATACCCAGACGAAACGGCACGCTGCTATAAAGAAAATGACGTAGAAGCGCCGGAGAGGACAGACGAAGAAAAGCGAATGTTGAAAAAGGCTGCGTGGTATTCAAATTTTATGGACAAGAGAAAACCGCCAACGGCACTGATAGGAGAACCGGAGGAAGAAGACTGATGGAAGATAGACAGAAAATTATTGAAAAGTTGGTGAAAATAAAAGCACTGGCAGAACGTGGCATAGGCGGTGAACAGCAGACGGCGCAGGTGATGTACGCCACGTTGAAAGAAAAATACAAAGTAACAGACGCAGAGATTGAAAAAGCAGCAGCAGTCCCGGTGGACATTTCAGAAATTGACTTGAAGAAATTCTGGGGCATAGCTTTTCAACTGGCAGCAGTCGCAAAGACGTTGCAGGAAGAAACGGACATTTGCACCGCCTGCCCGTACACATACACGGACGAACAATGCACGGGCTGCGGCACGTACTGGAATATGCGGGACTTGCGGCTTGATTTTGAAGCAATACAGCAAAGATTGATAAAGGCGGCAACGGAGGGATAAAGCATGGCAGCAAGGAAAGCAAGAAAACCAAAGCACCAGAAAAGCGAATACCCAACATTGCCGGGACAACTGGGGTATCTTAACAGCTATTATTGCCCGGTATGCGGAAAGCATTTGTTTTCAGCATACGACAAGGACATGAAGAAAGACCGGGAAGACGGTTATTACTTCCATGTGTCAAATGACTTCAACTATTGCAGCAAATGCGGGCAGTTGCTTGACCTTGACGAATGGAAGAGAAAAGAAGAACCGCCGGAAGCAGCAGAAGAATTGAAATTTGATGATTGAGAGGTGCGGGTATGGCAGCAGCCAAAAGAAAAACAATTCCAAAGGCTGTACGGCAGCAGGTGTATGACAGCTTGAACGGTCACTGCGGGTATTGCGGTTGCAAAATCACATACAAGGAAATGCAGGTGGACCACATAGAAGCAGTATACCTGCATGAAGAGGAATTGAACGCAGGACAGGCGCAGGAGATAAACAGCATTGAAAATTATATGCCAGCTTGCAGAATGTGTAATTTTTATAAGTCAACCATGAGCGTTGAGAGTTTCAGAAAACAGTTGGAAACATTACCGGAACGGTTGGACAAGATTTTTATATACAGACTGGCGAAAAAGTACGGAATTGTAAAAGAAAAATGCGAGAACGTAAAGTTTTACTTTGAAGAAGTGAAGAACGGAGGTGACGGCGGGTGAGTGATTTACTGTATGTGTGCAGCCCATACCGGGGCGACACAAAGCGCAACAAGGAATATGCACGGAAGTTGACAAGGGCAGCCATAAACAATGGCTTTGTCCCGGTCACGGTGCATTTATACTTGACGGAAGTTACAGACGACCAGAACCCGGAAGAAAGAAGCCGGGGCATGGCAGCGGGAATGAAGATACTTGAAAACTGCAAATACATTCTGATTGGCAACAAATACGGCGTATCAGACGGAATGAAAGCAGAAATGACACTGGCGGCGCTGAAAGGAAAAGTCATGCTGTATGAGCAGGACGGCAAAATATATCTGGTGGACAGCCGGGAAGAAACCACAGGAGGACAAGACAATGAGTAGAGCATATTACAGAAAGCGCAGTGAAGCCACAGAGCAGGAAAGAGTTATAAACTGGGCGACGTTCTACGCAAAGGACTTCCCAGAACTGGACTTGCTGCACCATATCCCAAACGGCGGCAGCAGGAACCAGCTTGAAGCGGCGAACCTTAAACGGCAGGGAGTAAAAGCAGGCGTGCCGGATTTGTGCTTGCCAGTAGCCAGAAACGGAAAACACGGGCTTTATGTTGAAATGAAGTGGGGAAAGAACAAAACAACAGACAAGCAGGACTGGTGGCTGGAACAGCTGCGGCAGCAGGGATATGAAACGGCGGTTTGCTGGTCCGCAGAAGAAGCAATGGACACAATAGCAGGTTATCTGGGAGTTATGGAGCAGACGGGAAGAAAGGTGGAATTGTAATGGGTTACATGGACCACACATTAAAAAAGACGGTGCCATATTACAGCACCATGAAGCGTGCTGGGGCATTTAAGCAGCAGGAGCCACGGAAACGGCAAAAAAGAACGACACTGACAGAATACAGCCAGAACGGACAGAAAGCAATATTGAAACCGCACGTCACAGTCAATCAAGCCGCAAAGAAGCTGTATGACTATGAACAAACCGGATTGTCACCACATGAGGTTGCAAACCTTGTTGAGCAGGTGCAGAACTTGACAAGGCGTGTGAAGAAATACGAAAGCTGGGAAGAATGAACGGCGTTGACCGCTGCTTGATATGCGGTGAAGTTATCCCGGAGGGTTCGCAGGTCTGCACCGCCTGCCGCAATAAATACGACATTGTGACCGGGGAAACAGAAGAAATGGCACAAGAACTGCGGGACATAGCAGACGTACTGAAAATCACAGAGGGCACAGACACAAACATTAGAAAGTCAATGGAAAGCATATTGAGGATTGCAGACAGACTGGAAAGGACAAGCAATGGCAAGAAAAGAAGATAAACAGCCACAGTATTTGCCGTTAGTGGTAAAAGCAAGATTACATACGGGCGGCAGGGACTATGAGAAAATCAAAGAGGAATTAAAGGGGCAGGGCTTCACCTGCAAGCAAATGAAAGGCATGGTGCGTGAGGGTAACTACTTTGACGGAATAGTGTTGTATTTGTCAAAGTGGAACTGGGACAACCACGAAAGCTGGCACCTTTACAACTGGGACGACAAGGACGACAAAGAAGTTATGCTGGGCATATATGAAGCCGAACAGTACCACCCACAGGCGCCGTATAGATACAGAGATAATTTTGAGAAGTTCCAGAAAGACTGGATAAGCGGAGAGTATGACCCCGGTATGACATTCACTTTCAAGGACAGTGAAGTTGAAGTGCTGGAAGTCCTGCAAGAAGAGGTGGACAACATAGACCACGAAGAAGTCAAAAGGCAGGTGGCAGCAGCAGAAGACGCCCAGTACCAGAAGAGAAGAAAACAGCGCCAGCGACGCAAGCAGGCAAGCAAGGGCAGCAGATACCATAGAAAGTTCTTTTGATGGAGGAATAAAGATGGCGAAAAAGAAGCGGAAGTATTACAGCGGAAAAGAATTACTATACCGCCGACAGTTGGAACGGCAGCAGGCAGAGGAAGAAGAAAAGACAAATAATATCAGAGTACGCCAGCTGCACCAGATAAACGCAAGCAGCCGGGCTATTGGCTGGGCAAAACAGAAAATGAGGGAGGGAAAGAACAATGATTGCATTTCTGATTGAGGTTGTAAAAGCACTGGTAACATTCTTTGCGGTCTGTGTGGGGCTGGGTATTTTATATCTGGTCTTTGTAGTGGTCAGAGAAGTTGGCTGGGAGGTAAGAAGACAGAACAGAGAGAAGCACGAACAGGAGGACAAAGAGGAATGAAAGCAGAATTTTTCAAAGCGGTGTGTCCGTTAGAAATTGGGGACACAGTAGCAATCAAGGCAACAAAGGACGGAGAAACGAAAGAAGCGCTTTATTTGCCACAGGGCTGCACGGTGATTACAACGGCAGCAGTTGCACTGCATAAGGTTACAGACATTGCGACGCTTCACTATCTGAAAAAAGGTGAAACACAGTTCTTGTATGAACTGGACGGCTGCGGGAAGTATGAACCGTTGACCGTGAAAGTTCCGGTCAGAGAATTTGCAGACGAACTGAAACGCCGTGGCAGATAATAACAAATACTTACGGAAGTATACAAAATATACAAATATACTTCCGTAAGATTGTGCAGAATGTCAATAGATTTTATACTTCCGTAAGTATATAATAAAGACAGTTAAAGAAGTAAAGCAAACGGAGGTAACGAACATGACAGAGAACAGAGAAAAAGCAATCAAAAGAACAAAGAACCTTGCATATTGGTTCATGGGCGAAATGCTGAAAGAGGAAGAAAGAGGAGAGAAAGAAAAAGAAGCATTTGAAAAAGCAAAAGAAGCCGGGGAACTGGTGGTGATGATAAGCACAGCAGAGAACAATGCAAGAGTTATGAAAAGCTGCATGAAAGAAGCAAGAGAAGCAGCAGAATTTTTGAGAGATGAAAAGAACGACGTTGAAGAATGGCAGCTTGCAGGAATTAACGCAATGTTCGACCAGTGCAACAAAGAAAACATGGTGCCATACGATATGCCAACAGCAATAAAAGGGCTTTTATGTATGCAGTACCAATAAGCATACAAGCACGGGTGGCGCAATGGATAGCGCAGCAGCCACCGAAGCTGCCGGGTGCGGGTTCAAGTCCCGCCCCGTGCATTACTGGGAAGCAACTATAAATTCATACCAGATACAAGGAGGAATACCACATGAAAACATTATCAATTATCAATCTCAAAGGGGGAGTGGCAAAGACCATTTCCAGCGTAAATATGGCACACATTCTGGCAGCAGTCAAAGGCTGCAAAGTCTTATTGATTGACAATGACAAGCAGGGCAACGCAAGTAAGATTATGAACCGCCACAGCTATGACCATAAGGGCACGGCAGAGGTAATGACACAGCGGGGCATTGACCCGGCAGAGGTTATCCAGCACACGGACTTTGAGGGCTTAGACATTATCACAGCGAACATGAATTTGCTTACAGCCAACCTTGAAGTAATGCTGGACCAGTCAAGACCGCAACAGACACGCTTCAAAAAGTTTCTGGACGGCTTACAGAATGAATATGACTACTGCATTATTGACAACGCCCCAGACATTAACATTTCAACCATAAATGCGCTGGTAGCTTCACAAGACGTCATGGTGCCTATAACCATTGATGATTTTGCAATAGATGGGCTGGCAGAACTGAAAGAACAGATTGACAACACCCGTGAGGACTTAAACCCACAGTTGCGCTTCTGCGGCTGCTTTGTCACACAGTACGACAGAACCAATGAAGCAGACACACAGGGAGAAGAGTTCTTGAAGACGCTTGAATATCCGGTGTTTGAAACACATATCAGAAAGACGCCAAAAATGAAGCCCAGCACATTTGAAAGATTACCAATCATTTTATATTCCCCACGCTGCGGCGCAAGTGCCGACTATAAAGCGTTAGTGGAAGAATGGTTGAGAATGTGACCAATTCGGACACAATAGGAGGAAAAGAAAAATGAAATTTTCAGAGTACAATTCATTCCCAGAGGATATGGAAGAAATGACGCCGGAAAGTTGGCAGGACTTTTTCACATATTGCATAGAGGGAATAGAAAGCAGACAAGCATATAAAGAAAGTTTTCACGAAATGGGAACGGCATTGCGCATTTTGTGGATAAGAAAAGAAAAGGGACTGGGAATGTGCATAAGCAGAGAATACAACCCAAACAGTCCAGAAATAAAGTTTTTTAGAGTAGGAAAGCAAGAAGAATGGGACAAATTAAAATGCGCAATGGCTGCAATGTTTGCCCATGACAACAGTTAGGAGGTCAGACAATGGCAAATGCAGGAAAAAAATTTAATTTAACTGAATTGCTCAACCAGCGTTCCAAAGAGGTTGCAGAACCTATGCAGCAAGGACAGCAGTCAGAAGCCGTGACGCCACAAGAGGGCGTCAGCGGCACAGCTGATATATACGACCTTATACCGTCAAAAGGCAACTTTTACAGCGTAGAGGACGTGCAGGACTTAAAACAGTCTATCGAACTTCTGGGAGTGCTGCAACCACTTCTGGTGACTGATGAAGAGGAAGACGGCAAGCGCCGTATCATTGCAGGGCACAGAAGACGGCTGGCGGTCATGCAGCTTGTGGACGAGGGAAAAGAGCGTTTCAGACGGGTTCCAATCTTAATCAAGCCGAAAGAAAATGCCATCATAGACAGATTGGCGTTGATTATGGCAAACCGTTTCAGAGAGAAGACGGACTGGGAACGCATGACAGAAGCACTGGAAACAGAAAAACTGGTGCTTGAATTAAAAGGCAGCATGAACATTCCAGGCAGGACCCGTGATTTGTTAGCGGAAATAATAGAAACGTCCCCGGCACAGCTTGGAAGATACAAGGCAATTTATAACAATATCATTCCAGAACTGATGGCAGAATTTAAGGCAAACAGAATTGTTGTATCTGTCATTTACGAAGCGTCCGGGCTGCCGGAAGATTACCAGAAGCAAGCGGCAGAGGTATTCCGGGAAAATGAAGTGCTGACATTATCAGACATTAAGCAGATAAAGAAGAACTGGGAAGCGTCGCAGCAGATACCGGGACAGATGGACATTAGCCAGATGGAAGAGAAGCAGGAAGCCGCAGGAACGGCAGAAAGTGCCACAGGCAATGAAACAGACCAGCAGCAGGAAGAAACAGCCACAGAGGGAGCGGGAGAAGCCACAGAGGGCACAGAGGACGCAACCGGGCAGCAGTCAGAATACGTTGACCCACAGCCGGAGCAGATAACGTCACTTTGTTACAGCTGCACACACTATGAGGACTGCCACGACAAGACAGCAACCGTGACCAGCTGCAATGCTTATGAGAACCGCAGAGAAGCCCAGAAGACGGACGAAGAGAGATACAACGAAGAGCAGGCAACTATTGACCGGGAAACACAAAAGAAACTGCGTGAAATGCAGCAGGAAGAGAAAATGCAGCACTTGCCGTCTGATGATAGAAAAGAAAAGACAATCAGAGTATCACCGGAGAAAATGAAAGCCGTTGCGGTTGACCGCACAAGACCATACATGATTTTGAAAAATGATGATTACAGAGAGGGCGACACAGTAAAGCTGATTGAGTTTGCAGATGGCAGAGCAACCGGAAACACGGCAGACATGAAAATTATCTGCATGGACGACGACACGACCAGCAGCGCACTTGAAGAGGGCTATTGTGTAATAGCGTTGCAGGAGGTGTAGACGTGGTACAGATTTTAGAACTATTTGGGGGAATTGGTTCCCCCAGATGTGCTTTGCGAAATTTGAACATTCCAACAAAAGCCATTGACTATGTGGAAATAGACGAAAACGCCGTAAGGTCATACAATGCAATGTTTGCGGAAGAATTAGAGTATAAAACACAATCAGTGGTGGGCTGGAACCTCAAACCAGATATTCTGATACATGGCAGCCCGTGTCAAGATATGAGCATTGCGGGACATCAAGGAAAAGCAACTGCGGAAGCAGGGAGGATAAACAGAGGAAAAGGAGCAGACAAAGGAAGCGGCACCCGGTCAAGTCTGATGTGGGAAACAATACACATTATTCAAAATATGGGCGAATGGAAGCCGAAATATGTTATCTGGGAAAACGTGAAAAATGTATTAAATGGCTACAACAAGAAGAATTTTGAACAATACATAGCAGAAATGGAAAAGCTGGGATATACAAGCAATTATCAAATATTAGACGCAAGGGACTTTGGATTGCCACAGGCACGGGAAAGGGTTTTCACGGTATCGGTGCTGAATGGTGAGAAGTTCGACTTTTCGGACTTAATCAGAACACCAATGAAAGATATATCAGAATTTCTTCTGGACAACGACGAAGTGCCGCCAGTGTACGACGTGACACAACCGAGTGTGTACAGTGTGATTGGGGAAAAAGGCATAAGAAGAGCAACAGTAATAAAAGATTTTGCATACACAATCACGACCAGACAGGACAGAACACCAGCGCAGGTGATTGACTGCGGAAACGGGCGTTATAGATATTTAACAGAACGTGAGTGCTGGCGTCTGCAAGGATATACAGACGAAGACTACGAAAGGGCAAAAGCAGTCCAGAAGCGTTCTGGAAGATACAGAATGGCGTTATACAAGCAGGCTGGGAACAGTATTGCGGTTCCCATATTTGAAAGTATGTTCAGAAAGATAATTTTGCATGAAACAGCATAGGAGGTGCAGGAAATGCCAATAAATATGACAGATTATAAAATGATTATTCACGAAAGAATATACAATGTTCTGCAAATTATGATTGATTTTGGAAATGAACCAATAGAAGACAGAAACGCACCAAAACCAAAATTTATTGACGCAGTATACATAGATGAAGATGGAGTAATAAGAACCATGCACGACGCAGCAGAGTGCTTCCAGTTCATAAGAAAAATGGAGGTATAGCAGATGGAAAGACCAATAATAATGCTTAATACAGACAATATGCCCGTATTTTGCCGAAACCAGTGCGCAAATACAAAATGCGCAAAGCACATTTCAAAAGCCTATGAGTGCGGCGGTTCATGTTCAATGCGGCTATTGAGAGGGGAACCGGAGTGCGCAGGCTACATATCACGGAGGAAGCACAAATGAAAGAAAATGTTTGCGTTGACTGCAAACACTATGAAAGCTGCAAAAAGCCGGAAAGATACATGAAGTGTATGGGGTACGAAGAGAAAGAACGGCAGCAGGCAGCAGGAGAAAACGCAGTTGACGTGCAAGACGGATAGAAGCCGGGAAAGACTGGCAAAAACAAAGAATGGAGGAAAAGCAAATGGCGCAGGCAATGGAAAAAGGCAGGGTTATTGAATTGCTGGAATATTACAAAGACATAGACGGGGAGGTGAGTATATACAGAAAGATAATAAGTGACTTAACGGACCAATACTACAATCCCATTGGCGCTATACAATGCGACGGTCTACCAAAAGGAAAAAATAATATATCACGACAAACAGAAAATATGGCGCTTAATATTCCAGATTATGTCAGCGGCGAAATCAGAGAGTATGAAGCAAAGGTGCAGCAGTTGCAAGCCTTAAAGGCGCAGATTTTGCAGGAAGTTTCAAGGCTGAAACTGAAAGAAAAGCGCATTATTTTTGATTTTTACATGCACAACCTCAAATGGGAACAAGTAGCGGTACGCAATTCATACAGTGAAAGACAGTGTAAGAATATCAGAGATACAGCACTTGAAACACTTTCACAGAGGTTTGAAAAGAACCAGATTATTTCACAATTTCAGAGGATTGCATAAGCAATCATTGCCCGCCATTGCCTGCGTTTTACTGGTATAATTTAAGCCAGTGAAGCAGGCTTTAAGTCGTTATATTTGCACGTTGGCAATAGTGGGCTTTGGTGATTTTTTGAATTTACAAAGCCCATAATTTTTTATACTTCCGTAAACTGGAAGAGTTGGAAAGAATGAAAACGAACGAAAAGAGGTGAGAAGATGGGAAGACCACGGAACCCGGAACGGGACAAGTCAATGCAACGCTATCTGGACGCAGACGGCAAGATTGAAACAGCGGAACTGGCGAAGCTGGCAGGGGTGCCAGAAGTGCGGATAAGAAAATGGAAGTCAGAAGACAGCTGGGACGAAGCGCTGAAAAACAAGCCGAAAAAAAGAGGGGGTCAAAAAGGCAACAAAAATGCTGCCGGGAAAACCCCAGCAAAAAAGGGCAATAAAAATGCCGTAACACATGGGGCATTTGCGCAGGCGGGATATGAAGACATAGACCCGGAGCAGGCGGCAGCCATACAGAACATGGGCACACCGTCCGCAATGTCACAAATGATGGAGGAATTGCAGGCACTATATCTGCGCAAAGCCTATCTGGAAAGCCTATTGAAAGAGTATGAAAGCCCAGAAGCAGGCGGCTTTTACACAGATAAAATAGTACACATGATTGTACCAAAGAGCATGGAGGAAAGACAGCAGGAAGAGGACTGCGGCATGGAACACCAGCAGTGCGCAGACCCAGAGGGAAGCAAGACAGAAACATATAAAACAGCCATGAAGTCTGTCATTAAGTCCAGCCCATTTGAACGGGCAATGAAAGTGGAAGCCGAACTAAACAAGCTGCATGGGCGTATCATCAAGCAGCTGGATAGTATCAAGGCGTATGAGTTGGAGGACAGACGCTTGACGCTTGCTGAAAAGCAACTTGAATTGAACAAACAGAAGCTAACGGGAGAATTTGAGATTGACCCGGACGGAAGCACAGAAAACGACGAAATCACAGACGTTGTGGACGACGTTTGATAGGTTCTTCCGGCGGTCTGGAAGCACTGCGGGTACGGCGACGCCCAAAACCTGCCCAGATATAATTTTGAAAATTTCATTTCCGCTTCCGACCCGGTAAAAAATAAAGGGGTAGGGGCTAAAAAAAGAAAAAAATGTGACCAATTCGGACACAAAAGAAAGGGGGTGCGGTTTTTGAAAGCGTACACTTCAAAGGCGGTTGCCGCTTGGCTGGATATTTCAGAACGCAGAGTGCGCCAGCTGCGTGACGAAAAGGTTATAACGGAAATCAGACCGGGGCTGTACGACTTGAAGACCGTAAACCACCAGTACATAAATTATTTGCGCAAAAACAACCCGGAAAGTGAAAGCGCAATAGATTATAACGCAGAACGTGCAAAGCTGGTCAGAGCAAAAAGAGAAGCACAAGAACTGGAATTGCAGCTGCGCAGAAATGAGGTACACACCACAGAGGACGTGGAACAGGTAATGACAGACACACTTGTTAGGTTCAAAACAAGGCTTATGGCTATACCTGCAAAGTTAAGCCCCATTTTATCAAAGAAAAAGGACCAGACAGAAATATTTAAGCTGCTGAAAAGCGCCATTGATGAAGTGCTGGAAGAACTTTCAGACTTTCAGACAGTGTTTGGGTATGGTGTAGACAATGAAGAAAAACACAGTTGATATGTTTACACGGATTTTCAAAGTGCTACAACCACCGCCGGAAATGACACTCTCACAGTGGGCAGATAAGTTCCGCAGACTGTCTGCCGGGTCTTCCGCAGAGCCGGGACGCTGGAAGACGGCAAAGGCGCCGTATCAAAAAGAGATTATGGACGCCATAACAGATATTACAATAAAAAAAGTCGTGATTATGTCAGCAGCGCAGGTGGGAAAGACAGACGCAATGGTGCTGAACCCTATTGGATATTATGTGCATTATGACCCGTCACCGATTATGGTTATACAGCCGACAATAGACATGGCAGAGAAGTTTTCAAAAGAAAAATTGTCACCTATGTTGCGTGATACCCCCGTACTGGCTGACCGTATCAATGAGAAGAGCCGCAACAGCGGTAACACAATCATGCAAAAGATATTTCCGGGCGGCTTCATAACGATTGCGGGCGCAAACAGCCCAACAGGACTGCGAAGCCACACAATCAGAATATTGCTTGCAGACGAGATAGACGCATACCCAGCCAGTGCAGGAAAAGAGGGCGACCCACTTTTGCTGGCTTCAAAGCGTCAGACAACATTCTGGAATAAAAAGCAGGTGGACATTTCAACACCGACAGTCAAAGGGGCTTCCAGAATAGAAGTGGAGTACGAAAACAGCAGCCGGGGAGAATGGAACGCACCGTGCCCGTGCTGCGGAGAACTGCAACCGCTGGTCTGGTCAAATGTTGTGTTCGACAAAAACGACCTATCAGAAATCAGATACGCTTGCAGCAAATGCGGCGTCATATCCAGTGAAGCAGAATGGAAAGAACACTTTATTGACGGAACCTTTGTACATGAAGACCCAGACAACCCCGTGCGTGGGTTCCACTTGAACACGCTTGCTTCCACATTGACCACATGGCAAGAAGTTGTTGAAAAGTTTCTGACGGCAAATGACCAGATGAAAAAAGGCAACGTGGAACTGATGAAAGTATGGACTAATACCGAAATGGGGCAAACGTGGGAAGAAGACGGGGAAACCATAGAAGACGACGAACTGATGAAACGCCGGGAGAAATACAAGTGTGAAGTGCCAGAAGAAGTGCTGTACTTGACAGCTGGCGTAGATACGCAGGACGACAGATTTGAAATTGAAGTTGTGGGCTGGGGTCCAGAATATGAAAGCTGGGGAATTAGGTATGCGGCAATATACGGCGACAATTCAGACATCAACAATCAAGTCTGGCAAGACCTTGACACATTCTTATTGCAGACCTTTGAAAAACCGGACGGAACGAAAATGAAGCTGTCATGCGTCTGTGTTGATAGTGGAGGACACAGAACTAATCAAGTATATAAATTCTGCAAAGCCCGGTTCAATCGCAGGGTATTTGCAATCAAAGGTTCAAATGATAGCGCCGCAGCGTATATCCAGAAGCCGTCAAAAAGCAACCGTGAGGGCGCATACCTTTTCACGCTGGGAGTTGATACCGGAAAAAGCCTGCTTATGGACAGACTAAAGCTGGAGGAAGAGGGACCCGGCTTTTGCCATTTTCCAAAAGAAGAGGGCAAGGGATATGACGAAAAGTATTTCAAGGGCTTAACGTCAGAAAAAAAGGTAATGCGTTACAAGATGGGCAGACCATATTTTGCATGGGAACTGAAAGACAAAGGCGAACACAAACGAAATGAAGCGCTGGACTGCCGAAACTACGCAACGGCAGCTATTGAAATTATCAACGTACCATTGAAAAAACCAGACAAAAAGAAAGACACCACACAAGCAAAGAAAATTGTAAAACGTGGCAGAAGAAGTGGAGGAATTTTATAAATGGCAGGAATTACACTGGAAACAGCAAAAAGACACCTTGACGCATGGCTGGAAGCAGAACTGGCAGTGACAAACGCCCAGTCATACACGATAGGTAGCAGGACCATGACAAAAGCCAATCTGACCGAAATTAGAAAGTCTATTGAATATTGGCAAGGGAAAGTCACTGCGCTTGAAAATGCGGCAAAATATGGTGGCAGGAACCGTGCAAAACGATTTGTACCACGGGATTTATAAAACATTGCCCGTGATTGCCCGTTTTGGGGCTTTATTTCCCCCCATTGCCCGCAAAAATGGGGTAATATTGTAGCGTGAATAAGTGAGAAAAGACAAAAAGCACCCGTGAAAAGGTGCTTTTTTCATGCAATAAAGGAGGTGAAAGCGTGGGAATTGCAGCGGGAATTGATAAGGCAATAGCAGTCATAGCACCGCAAGCAGCACTGAAAAGAACGGTTGCAAGGCAGAAAATGCAGATTTTAGACAGCGGGTATGGCAATTATGGCGCCAGCGTCACAAAGAAATCACTTGCAGGCTGGCTTCATGCAGGCGGCAGCAGTCGTGAGGACATAGAAGACAATGTATCTGTATTGCGCCAGCGTACCCGTGATTTATACATGGGCGTGCCGCTGGCAAACGGGGCAGTCAAAACCATGCGCACCAACATTGTTGGACGTGGGCTGCGGTTGAAATCGACCATTGACGCAGAAACGCTGGGAATTTCACCAGAAGAACGCCAGAACCTTGAAAAAAAGATTGAAAAAGAGTGGTCTATCTGGGCTGAAAGCAATGATTGCGATATGTCAAGGATAGACAACTTTTACGAGTTGCAGCAGTTGGCTTTTATGAACTGGCTTATTTCCGGGGATTGTCTGGCAGTATTGCCAGTCAAACCACGAATAAACCAGCCGTATGACCTGCGTGTGCAGCTGATAGAAGCAGACAGACTTTGCAGCCCGGACAACTGTGACACAATGGACAACAAGATTGTTGGAGGTGTAGAGGTTGACAAGTCCGGGGAAGTGATAGCGTATCACATAGCGAACCACCACCCGTTGTCATACGCATACAATGACATAAGCTGGCAGAGGGTTGAAGCATACGGACAAAAGACCGGGAGAAGAAACGTGCTTCACATGATGAACCGGGAAAGAATAGGACAGCGCAGGGGCGTTCCATTCCTTGCACCAGTCATTGAAAGTCTGAAACAGCTTGGAAGATACACAGACGCAGAACTTGTGGCGGCGGTTGTATCTGGTATGTTTACCATTTTCATTGAAAAGGCAGACGCCAGCGCAGAAGACGCAATAGGAAGTATGCTGCCGGAAGAAGTGCAGGTGGACGCAGAAGACGAAAGCACCATTGAACTTGCGCCGGGCGCCGTTATCGACTTAAACGAGGGAGAGAAAGCACACGACACGAACCCCGGAAGACCGAACGCCAATTTTGGCGGCTTTGTGGAAGCAATATGCCAGCAGATAGGCGCAGCACTTGAAATTCCGTATGAATTACTTGTGAAGCGTTTTAATTCCAGCTATACAGCCAGCAAAGGTGCGCTGGAAGAAGCATGGAAAATGTTTAATATGTACCGTGACTGGCTATCAACGGACTTTTGCCAGCCAGTATATGAAGAATGGCTGACGGAAGCAGTAGCAAAAGGACGTATCAAAGCACCGGGCTTTTTTAGTGACCCGGCAATAAGAAAAGCATATTGCGGGGCAAAGTGGAACGGACCTGCAAAAGGTATGCTTGACCCGGTAAAAGAGGTTACAGCCGCAGAAAAGAGAGTGTCAAACGGCTTTAGCACCAGAAGTGATGAAGCAATGCAAATGACGGGAAGCAACTTTTATAACAATGTCGAACAGTTGAAACACGAAGAAAAAGAACTGAAAGAGGTGAAGAAAATTGCCAATGGAACCACAAACAAACAGAACACCCCAGCAGAACCCGCAGACAATGCCGGGAATGAACCAGCAGCAGGACAGCAGAACGCCGGGCAATCCTTACGGGGTGACAACAAATAAATTCTGGAACTTTATCCCGGCAGCCGGGGACAAGCCGCCGGAACTGCTTTTATACGGCGCAATAAGCAGCCAGCAGTCATGGTGGGAAGACAGGGTGACACCACAGCAATTCAATCAAGAACTTGCGGCGCTTGGTGATGTGCCGGAAATTATCGTGCGCATTAACAGCGGCGGCGGTGACGTGTTCGCAGCAAATGCGATTTTTACAAGATTGAAAGATTGTTCAGCGAAAGTGACAGTCAAAATTGATGGCTGGGCAGCTTCCGCAGCCACAATTATTGCTATGGCAGGCGACACAATCAAGATTGCCAGAAACGGTGTATTTATGATACATGACCCAGCAATGACAGTCTGGGACACTTTCAGAGCAGAAGACTTTTTGAAGATGGCTGATGAACTGAAAGTGATTAAACAAAGCATTGTCAATACATATGCCAGCAAGACTGGCAAAAAGACAGAGGACATAGAACAGCTTATGTCGAATGAAACATGGTGGACGGGCGACATTGCTGTTGAAAACGGCTTTTGTGATGAATTGATGTTTGAAGACAGCACAACGGTTGTTGAAAACTCTTCAAAAATCGTTGTCAATTCAGTGCCTATTGACGTTTCTATGTTCAAGAGTATTCCAACCCAGTTATTAAACAGCCCGCACAATCAAAATCCGGGTAGTTTAGTAAATAGTGCAACAGAACCTATCAACAAGCCACAGGAAAAGGAGGAACCAGAAATGGCAGCACCAGAAAACAAAATCACAACGGTTGACGCACTAAAAGCCGCATACCCGGATTTAGTAGCGACAATCCAGAATGAAGCAGCAGCCGCAGAACGTGCCAGAATTAAAGGCATTGAAGACTTGGCAAACGGCAACTATGACGCAATCGCAAAGGACGCAAAGTTTGACAACCCTATTTCTGCACAGGAAATGGCAGTTAAAATCATTTCAGAGCAGAACAAAGCGGGCGGCAACTACATTCAGAACCGCCAGCAGGACGCAGAAAACAGCGGTGCAAACGGCGTGCAGGGAGCAACACCGGAGGACAACGCAGGAGAGAACGGCAAGAACGTGTTTGACGCCGCTATTGACAAGTTGTTTCCAGAAGAGAAATAAGGAGGTACAAGCAAATGGGTGAATATGCAGTAGAAAAAAGAGAAATCACACCGAAGAACTTTTTTGCTGGTGATTTTCCAACAGTACCGGAAACCGGAACAGCAAATGCAGCTATCAAGGAATACGCACCAGTAATGATTGACACTGCGAATGACAACAAGATTATTCCGGTTGCAAAAGGAAGCGAAGCAAGCGCAATCGGTATTGCTGCTGCGGCAGCAGGCAGCGGAGAACCAGTAACATATTACATGACAGGTGAGTTTTTCGCTGACGCATTAGCACTTGAAGCCGGGGCAGATTTAGCAAAAATCAAAGAAGCACTGCGAAAAGTATCAATCTTTTTGAGATAAGGAGGAAAAACAACAATGGCAAATGAAGTATCTATTTACGAACCACGAACAATGGGCAGAGTGGTTCAGAAATTACCGCCCGTGCGTACTTTTTTTAGAAGTACATTTTTCAAGCATGAAGAAACATTCGTAACAAAGAATGTTGATGTTGATTTCAAGAAAGGAAGCAGAAAGGTTGCACCGTTTGTCAGCCGTGTAATTGGTGGAAAGGTAGTGCCAAACACTGGCTATGAAACAAAGACCTACACGCCGCCTTTAGTTGCACCGGAAAAGGTCACAACGGTTGACGACCTTTTACAGCGCAGACCGGGTGAAAGCCTTTATTCTGGCAGAACACCTGCGGAACGTGCAGTGCTTAAAATGGCTGATGATTTCAAGGAACTGCGAGAAATGATTTTACGCCGTGAAGAGTTAATGTGCGTACAGACCATTTTTACTGGCACAATCCCTATCATTGGCGACGGAGTAAATGAAGTGATTGACTTCTCTTTTACAAACAAAGAGAAAATCACAACGGCAGCGAAGAAGTGGACTGCTGACACTTCCGACCCTATCGCAGATTTGAAGCGCTGGCACGAAACCGTACAGAAGACCGGATTTGTAAACTGCGATATTTGCGTTATGGGTGGCGACGTTGCAAATGCGTTTGTAAATCATGCAAAGGTGCAGAAAATGCTTGATGTGAAAAACTTCAATCTTGCGGTTATACAGCCTAAACAGTTACCGAACGGCGTCACATACCTTGGAACCATTCACGAACTGGGACTTGATATTTACAAGTACAATGAGTGGTATCTTGACGACTGGACAAACCCGGACAAACCGGAGGACAAGCCGCTTGTACCTGCTGACAGCTTGGCACTGTTAAGCACAAACGCTGATTATTCCATGTACTATGGAGCAATCACACTTATTAAGGAGCCGGACGGCAACTTTATGACCGTAGAGGGTAAATATGTACCGGACACATGGACAAAACGCAAGCCTGCCCGCCGCTTCCTCAATCTGTCTTCTGCACCGTTATGCGTTCCGCATGATGTAGACAGCTGGTTTGTTGCAACACCTATCTAATGGACTTCAAAGCACAGCTTGCCAGTGACATGAAAGTGTTTCACAACTGCGGAGAAATGGCAACTATGACTGATATATGGTATCAAGGCAAGAAACACTATTTGCCCATAATCATTGACCACACGGCAGCCGACGAACGGCAGAGAGGAAACGGGGACAATGCAGAGGGCATAAACCGTGCTTCTTGTCTGGTGTATATGTCATTATATGATTTTGGTTGTGTTCCAAAAAAAGGACGCCAGCTTGAAATTGACGAAGCCGGGGCAATCAATATGTATAACATTTCAAAAGCAGACTGCGAGGACGGGGAAATAATTCTTGAATTGGAGATGTTGGAAGAATGATTGAAATAACATCTGACGCAATAGAAAGAGTGGGAACCCTGCTGGCAGACGTTCCAAAAGGTGCAGAAAGAGTATTTGCCAGCGCTATGAACCGTGGTATTTCCAGAGTGAAGACACAGGCAATAAAGCAGGTAAAAACCGTATATGCCGTAAATGGCGCAGCACTGACGAAAGCAACCAGAATAAATATAACAAAAGCCAGCACGGGAAACCTTGCGGGCTTTGTTTCGTTTTCTGGCGTGAAAATACCGCTGTACAAATTCAAAGTAACGCCGACGAAGCCCGGAACTGGAAAACAGGTGCGGGCAGCAGTTAAAAAAGGCGGTAGCGGGACACCATTTGAAGACGCTTTTATTGCGGAAATGAAAAGCAATGGTCACACCGGAGTATTTGAGAGGACAGGGCGCAAGCGTTTTCCGATTGAAGAAAAAATGGGACTATCAGCAGCACAGATGGTGGGAAACGAAGATATTATAGACGGGCTGGAAAAGGAAGCACAAGAACTGGTAAACGAAAGAATTATACACGAAATGAACAGGATTTTGAATGGTTATGGAGGGTAAAGAATTATGACACCAGTTTTTTTGTTGGAAGAATTGCAGAAATTCATTAGTTCCAAAACGTCTGACATTATTTTGCCAGTGCGAACCAGAACGGGAAGCAGCGAAGAAAAAGAAAGAGCAGCAGCAGTTTATAAAATGGGGCTGCCGGAAGCAGACGACGTACAACAGAAAGTGCCATACATTCTGTTAAAGTTCCTAACAGGGACGGACGACAAGAAAGCAGGCGAACCAGAGGAAGACAGCTGCAAAGTAAGAATAATATTTGCGGTGTATTCAGAAGATGGGCAGGACGGACCGCTGGCACTTCTCAATCTGATGTTGAGAGTGCGCAGCGAATTGAAGAAAGCCGGGACAATCGGCGGCGGTCAATTTGCTTTGGAACTGCCGCTGGAATATATCGTATATCAAGACACCACGCCGCCATACTACATGGGCGAAATGGTGACAAATTGGAGTATGCCAGTCACGCAACGTGATGTGGCAGAGATTTTGCACAATTTATAGACAGGAGGAAGACAAAATGGCAAAAGCGACCACAGCAAGCGCCACAGCAGCCGAAAAGGACGCTGAAAAGGTGCAGGCGGTAGAAAATACCACAACAGAAGAAAAAGCCGTAAAAACGGCAAATACGCAGTCGGAAACAGTAAAGCTGATTTACATTGGACCGAACCTGCCAAAAGCAATGCTGCCATGCAACAAGATTTTCGAGGGAACAGACAAAGAGATTGAAGAAGAACTTTCTTTCATTCTTGAAAAGTTCCCGCTTGTAAGAAAAATGCTGGTTCCTATTTCCGAACTGGCAGATAAGAAAGACAAGGTGAAGACAACCGGGAATGTATACAACAAGTATTATTCAGACTTAAAGGCTGCCGCCCTTGCATACGCAGAACAGGAGGTATAACAAATGAGTGACGTATCACATGGAGTAAACGCCAGCAAGACAAACAATGGCGCAATCACACCCGTGTCCGTAGATACTGGCGTGCATTTTGTGGTTGGAACAGCACCCGTGCAGATGGTAAACGGAAAAGTAAATGAAGTCATTATGGCTTCAAGCTACAAAGAAGCAGTGCAGGCGTTGGGATATTCCGACGACTGGAAGAAATACAGTCTTTGTGAAGAGATTTACACAGCGTTTACATTGTTCAATTCTGCGCAGGTGTTCTTTGTAAATGTTCTTGACCCTAAGAAACACAAGAAAACAGTTGATGAAACACAGATAGACGTTGTAGACGGTCAGATTGTATTACCTGCGGAAGCAATCGCAGGCAGTGTGGAAATCACAGGAAAGACAGCTGGGGAAGATTACGAAGTATTTTACAGCGACACAAACTGCGTTGTGGAGTTCTTAAAAGAAACCACAGGCAAACTTACCGTGAAATATGACGCCGTGGACGCTTCACAGGTCACAAAAAGTGATATTATCGGCGGTTACAGCGTAAGCACACACAAGACAACCGGACTTGAACTGATTAACAATGTATTTCCGCTTTATACAAAGGTTCCAGACCTTATTTTGTGTCCGAATTGGTCACATGACGCAGAGGTTGCAGCTGTAATGTCTGCAAAGGCAGAGAACATCAACGGACTGTTTGAGGGTGAAGCAATTCTGGACATTGACTGCACGGCAGAAACCGGGGCGACATACTACACGGAAGTGCCAGCATGGAAGAAACAGAAAAACTTCACAAAAAGAACAGAAGTTGTCTGCTTCCCTAAAGTTGCGCTGGGAGATAGAGTTTTCAATCTTTCAACACAGCTTGCAGCCAGTATGTCAGCCGTAGACAATGCGGAAGAGTACGGCGGCGGCACACCTTGCGAAAGTGCTTCAAACAAGGGTATACAGGCAGACAGAATGGTTACTGCGGACGGTTCGGAAGTAGTCATGGATATTCAGCAGGCAAACTACTTGAACGAAAACGGCGTTGTGACTGCACTTAATTTCTTTAATGGCTTTGTAAGCTGGGGAAATTATACGGCTTGTTATCCTGCCAACACAGACGTGACGGACTATTTCTACTGTATCAACCGTATGTTCAAGTGGGTTGCAAAGACGCTTATTTTGACGTACTGGAACTACATTGACAGAGGAATTAAAAGACGTCTGATTGACGCAGTTGTGCAGTCAATCAATGATTGGCTGGCAAGCCTTGCAACTGATGAAAAAATCATTGGTGGACGTGTGGAGTTCAACGAAAGCGAAAACAGCACAAGCCAGCTTGCAGCAGGAATTGTGCGTTTTCACATTTATATGACGCCGCCATCACCAATGCAGAAAATGGACTTTGTGCTTGAATATGACTTGTCATATCTTGCAGCACTGGTGGCAGCATAACAGGAGGTGAAACAGAATGTCAAAAGTTGACGAATTAGTTATTAACTATGCGATTTACGAAGACGCCGTAGAGTATCTGGGAACCACAGAAGTGACACTGCCAGACTTGGAGTACATGACGGAAGAGTTGAGCGGCGCAGGCATTGCGGGAAATATCGAAGAAATCATTATCGGTCACTTAAATGCAATGTCAACAACTTTCAATTTCCGAACTGTCACAGCGGCAGCAGTCAAGCTGATGGAACCACGGGTACACAGAATTGACCTGCGAGTTGCACAGCAGAGAATGAACCTGCGCACAAGCGCAAACGAAGTGTCCGGCGTTAAGCACATTATGAAAGTAAAGCCGAAGAAGACAGCACTTGGAAAAGTTGCGGCAGCTTCAACAGCTGATGTAAGCGGTGAATATGCCGTTTCATACTATGCAATGTACTTGGACGGTTCAAAGGTAACGGAAATTGACCCGTTAAACTTTGTGTGCATTATCAATGGCAAAGATTACTTAAAGGACGTCAGAAAAGCATTAGGCAAGTAAAAAAGACAGCAGGAGCCAGCGGGAAGACCGCTGGTTTTTTCCTGCCTAAAATCAAAGATATGGAGGAATAAACAATGTCAGATACAACAAATACAACTGAAAACATGGAGCAGGTAACAGAGCAGGAAAAGGAAATGCAGGAAGCACAGGCAAGCGGCGTGGTCAATTTTGACGACAAGAAGAAAGACAAGGAAGAAGGCGGCAGTTTGAATTATACACACACATTCAAAAAGCCCAGAGAGATTGAGGGAAAGAAGTATACAAAATTAACTTTCTATTTTGACAATTTAACTGGTGAAGATATTGAAGCAGTAGAACAGGAACTTGCAGACCAGAACAAATATGCACTCTCACCGGAAATTTCCTCTGCGTTCCAGTGTATTCTTGCGGCAAAAGCTGCGGGGGTTGCTTCTGATGAAATCAGACGTCTTCCGGTAGGTGATTACATGAAGATTAAGAACAAAGCAAGGGATTTTTTAATTGCTGCGGGCTATTAAAAATTAAAGAACCCGCAAAGTTCATAAGAAAGCAGATATACAAAATGTCAAGGGCTTCACATACGCCCGTCCCGTTCTGGCTGCAAATGCCTATACGCAGACTTTTTGCATGGATTGAAACCATAAATGAAGTGGAAAAAGAAGAAGCGGAAGAGCAGAAACAGAACAGCAATAATGCGTAGGGAGGTGAAACAGCTTGGCAGGGTCACAAAAGGAATTTGAACTGCTTTTTAAGCTGAAAGCGTCGCTGGGTGGCAATTTTAACAGCACATTCAAAAGCGCAATTAACACCAATAACCAGTTACGGGACAGCTTAAAAAATGTCAATTCCCTGCAATCAAAGATTGACGGTTACACAAAGCAGTCTGCCGCTATTGATAAGAACAAAGAACGGCTGGCGCAGCTTAACGCAGAGCATGACCGATTACAGCAGGAATTGCAGCAGACAGGCGAACCCACAGAAGCACTGCGGAAGAAGCTTGAAAAGAATGAAAACCAGATACAACAGACCACTGCCAAAATCGAAGAACAGGAAAAACAATTAAACAGTTATGCCGACGAACTGAAAGCAGCCGGAGTAAATACGGATAATCTGGAAGAAGCCAACGGAAGACTGCAAAAGTCTTATGAAAAGCTGCAAACTTCACAACAGACGTTGCAAAAACTGAATGACAAGCAACAGCAGGTAGAACAGAGCATTTCAAAGACAAAAGGACAACTGCTGGGAACTATTGGCGCAATTAGTGCCGTAGCCGCCGCAGTGTATGCAGGACCCGTGCAGGCAGCGCAGCAGTACGAAAAAGCAATAGCAAAGGTGGGAACCATTGCAGATACGCAGGAAGTCCCACTGGGCACATTGTCACAACAGATAATGGAACTGTCAAACAAGACAGGAATTGCAGCCAATGCCATTGCTGATGATGTGTACAACGCTATATCTGCCGGACAGAAGACAGGTGACGCCGTAAACTTTGTTACAAACAGTACGAAGTTAGCAAAAGCCGGATTTGCGGAAAGTTCGCAAACGCTGGACGTATTAACAACCGTATTGAACGCATACGGCATGAGTGCGGACAAAGTAAGCACGGTATCAGATATGCTGGTACAGACGCAGAACAAAGGTAAAGTGACAGTAGGAGAACTGGCAAGAAGTATGGGTAAAATCATACCGACTGCAAACGCCAGCAATGTTTCACTGGAACAGTTATGCGCCGGATATGCAATAATGACCAGCAAAGGTATTGCAGCCGCAGAAACGACAACATACATGAACAGTATGTTAAATGAGTTGTCAAAGTCTGGAAGTACGACAGACAAGCTATTGCGGCAGAAGATGGGCGGCGGCTTTGCTGAATTGATGGCAAGCGGTAAATCACTTGGGGAAATTCTGGGAGGTATACAGGAAGAAGCCAGCAAGTCTGGTCTTGCCCTATCTGATATGTTCAGCAGTTCAGAAGCCGGAAAAGCGGCAATGTCGCTTCTGTCAAACGGAGTTGACGGCTTCAATTCAAGCGTACAAGACATGGTAAATAGCGTTGGGGCAACAGACAGCGCATTTGCCAAAATGGAAGACACCACAGAAGCCAAAATGGAAAAGGCAAAGAACAGTATAGCAAACTTGGGTATCGTTCTTGGTCAAAACTTACTGCCGATTGTAGGAAATTTGGCAGACAAAGTGGCGGTGGTGGTCACTAAAGTTTCAGAATTTGCAGCAGCAAACCCAAAATTGGTGCAAACAGCCCTAAAGGTAGCGGCAGGGCTGGCGGCATTGAAAGTGGGAATGTTGACAACAAAGCTGGTTACATTATCAGCGCAAGACGGCATATTGTCACTGGCAAAAAAACTGCTGGGACTGCGTGCCGGATTTATTGAAAACGCAGCAACAAGCGTAAGTTTTGCGGAAAAGCTGAAAACAGCTGGAAGCGGTATATTGTCATACTTTGGCAATGTAAAAGGCGCTATGGGCGGCGTAGGTTCTGCAATAGGTAATATATTCAGTGGCAACAGAGTTGTTGGAGCAGTAACAGGCTTTATGGGCGGCGTGAAGCAGTCCATTGTCAGCGGCTTTTTAGGAATTGCAGGAAAAGCAAGCGGAGCATTGACAGGAGCCGGAACAAAAATGCTGGGACTTATGCTGAAACCATTTTCGTTGATTGGCGGCAAGCTGGGTCCGATACTTGGAACGGTAGGCAGTGCGATTGCAAACAGCCCACTTGGAAAAGTAGGCGGTTTCATAACAAAGGGGATTACCGGAGCATTTAGCAAGGCAACAACACTGATTGCACCGCTGGGAAATGCGGTAAAAACGGTGCTGGGTCCTATTGGAAACCTTGCAAAAACAGCACTGGGACCACTTGGAGGTATTGCAGGAAAGATATTGCCAGTTGTGGGCGTTATCACAACGATTATTACAGTAATACAGCTTGTAAAGAACCATCTTGAAGAGATAAGGGGATTTATACAGCGAACCTTTGGTGATGAAGCGTTGGCAGTCTTTGACAAGATTGTTTCGGTCATTACCAACATAGGCGACACCATAAAGAATGTGTTTTCTGATGGGAACATAGGTGCAGCCCGTGACAAGATACAAGAATTGTTCGGAGATAAAGGCGCAGCAGTCTTTGACACGTTTGTAAATGTGCTGGGAACAGTAAAGAACGCAGTTTCAGAGGTTGTGGGCTTTATAACCACATACGTTGTGCCAGTTGCAGAACAGGTATTGCAGGTGATTGTTACACAGGTAATACCGGGGATTGTTAGCTTTATTCAAGCGGCAGCCCCAACCATTATGCAGATTATACAAAGCATTGCTGATTTTATCGGCGCAATTATTCCAGTGATAGGAAGTTTCATTGCTGGTCTTATGCCGATTATTTCAGAAATAATCACATTCATTTCAACTTATGTTTTGCCGATTATTTCAGAATTATTCAGCTTTATTTGTAGCACGGTGCTTCCGGCAATTTCCGCAGCAATTCAAGCAATTTTACCAGTGGTAACAAATGTATTGCAAACGCTTTTACCTGCGATACAAACAGCACTGACAACAATCTGGAACATAGTTTCACCGATAATTCAAGGAATTTTAGCGGCAATACAATTTGTAATGCCAACAATCCAGTCTATCGTACAAAGCGGAGTTCAAGCAATTTCCGGTGTAATTTCTGGAATTGCAACCGTACTGAATGGAATTATCACTTTCATAACTGGTGTATTTTCCGGGAACTGGCGGCAGGCTTGGGAGGGCATAAAGCAAATATTTTCTGGAATTTGGCAGGGTATCAAGTCAGTGTGTACGGGAGTTATCAACGGCATTATATCTGCGGTCAACACGGTTATACGTGGATTGAACAAAGTAAAAGTGCCAGACTGGGTGCCGGGCGTAGGTGGAAAGGGTATAAACATATCTGAAATACCTATGCTGGCGAAAGGTTCCAAAAATACACCAGACACGTTCATTGCCGGTGAAGCGGGACCAGAGTTAATCACGAACGCACCGGGGCGCACGGTGTTTACAGCAGACCAGACAAGAAACATTCTGGCTGCACAGAATACGGCAGCCACAACAGCGGCGGCAGTAGCGCCAACAGCAGCACAGACCACAACAACACCGCAGACGGTGAACAACTACAACACAGCGCCAGAGGTAACAGCGGGCGCAGGAAGCGGCGGTGGAAGTGCAAACAATGTAACTATCAACAACAGTCCGACAATCGTTATCAACGGGGACAAGCCAGAAGACTTGGACGCAAAACTGGAAGAGAACAACAGAAAGTTGCTGCGTGACGTTGAAGACCTGCTGGACGAAAAAGAAGACAAGGAGAAGCGGCAGAAATATGACTAAAAGCTACACAACCATATCTGGGGATATGTGGGACAAGATAGCATTTGAACAAATGGGAAGTGTCCTGCATACAGATAAGCTGATGAAAGCCAATGTCAAGTACGCCAGCACCTACGTTTTCCCTGCCGGGGTTGTATTAACAATCCCGGAAGTGGAAGACGAAGAAGACTTGGAACTGCCACCGTGGAAAAGGGGGCTGCTGACGTAGAATGAGCGCAAAAGACATGGCACGCCGGGTGGAACTGCGGTTGAAATTTCAAAACGTAAAAGTCCCGGCAGATATAAATAAATATTTAAGCAGCCTTACTTTCACTGACGAAGACGAAGACAACGCAGACGATTTGCAGCTTGCGTTTGATGATAGAGAAAGAAAGTGGCTGGGAAGCTGGCTGGAAGTAAAGCCGACTTTTATTAAGACCACAACGACGGTGCAAAAGCAGGTTGAAGCTGCAAGCGTTGTCAATTATGTGGTCAAAAAAGGTGATACGCTTTGGGCTATTGCCAAAAAGTATCTGGGAAGCGGTACAAAATACCCGCAGATTGCTTCTGAAAACAATATTAAAAACCCTAACTTAATATATCCGGGGCAGGTTTTCAAAATCACAACGGGCGGTACAGCAACACAGACGGTCACAGAAACGAAAGAAACAACAAAGAAAGTGTCTGACCCTAAATTGATAACAGCAACGATTGTTCAGAAGAACTGGCACGACAACGGCAAAGACGCCGTGCTGGACTGCGGGACATTTGAACTGGACAGCGTAGACGCCAGCGGACCGCCAACAAAAATCACACTAAAGGGCACGTCAATTCCTTATACTTCCAAAATGAGAGTAGAAAGAAAATCAAAGGCGTGGGAAAACACCAATTTGAAAGTGATTGCGGAGCAGATAGCGTCCGAAAGCAACTTGAAACTGATGTACATTGCGGACAATATACCAAAGTACAAAAGAAAAGAGCAGGTACAGACGTCAGACATTGTGTTTTTACAGAAATTATGTAAAGCGGCAGGGCTTGCGCTGAAAGTAACCACAATGAATGTGGTTATCTATGACGCCGCAGAGTATGACAGCAAGCCACCTATAAAAACCATAAAATATGGCAGCGGTGATTATATTTCATACAAGCTGGGAACCAGCCTGCATGATACAGCATACACCAGCTGCCATGTTTCGTATACGGACCCGGACAGCAAAGAAACGATTGAAAGCACATACACGGCAGACAGCACAGAGGGAACCGGGCAAACGCTTGAAGTCAACGAAAAGGTCAGAAGCACAAATGAAGCATACGAACTGGCGAAAAAACGACTGCGTGAAAAGAACACACAGCAGTTTACAGCAAGTTTCACAATGCTTGGTGATGTGCAGCTGGTGGCAGGTGCCACAGTCAAATTAAAAGGCTTCCAGAAGTTCGACAGAAAGTACAAGATTACCAAAGCAACCCACAAATTGACGGGAGGGTATACAACACAGATTGAATTACAACAGGTATTGGAGGGCTACTAATGGCAGACATGACAGAGTTAAAAAACATAGTGCGACTTGGCACCGTGCAGAGTGTGAACGCCAGCAAAATGACAGCCCGTGTGAAGTTCAAGGACAAAGGCGGTATCACTTCCGGTGATTTAAGAATTATAAAACGCCCAGTGTACGTTGTGCCAGCAATGGAAAGCGGGGCAGAGGGGCAGACAGCAAAAACAACACTGAAATATGACTACAACGGGCAAATGCTAAAAGAAGTAAGCCACAACCATGAAGCATTTGTGACAGAGTGGACGCCGGGCGTCAATGACATGGTACTTTGCATAATGGTTCCAGACGGCGACGGCGACGGCTTCATAATTGGGGAGGTGTAGAGCATGGCAAAAATAGGAAGTCTGGGAAGTCTGGTTTTTTCAGTTTCAGAAAACACCGTGCGCACCTTTGATGAATTAAGCTGGAAAGTGTCTGCAAAGTATGCGACACACGACAGACACATTAAGCATGACGTATTGGAGTTTTTGGGACCGGAACCCGGAACAATCAGTTTCAAAATGGCGTTCAGTGTATTTCATGGAACAAACCCACTGAATGAAATTAAGAAATTGAACAAAATGTGCAACAAGGGCAATGTTTCAACACTGGTTTTAGGTGGCAAGAAATACGGCTCTTATAAGTGGGTAATAACAGGCGTTAGCAGCACATTGAAACGCTATGACAACAAAGGCAACTGCTGGGCTGCGACAGCAGACGTGACACTAAAAGAATATCCAAAGAGGTGATGAAACATGGACGTGATAAGGGGCGACGGGTCACTATTGACAGAAATTGACCTTGCACCAGCAAATGACCATCAAGCAGTCATACAAAATATTGCGGTTATTCTGGACACGGTGCAGGGTTCCTGCCCTATGTTCCGTGATTTTGGTTTGCCCGGCAGCCTATACGGAAGACCGCAGCCAGTAGTTGAAAATATACTGGTGGGCTATCTGTACGACCAGATAGAAGAATTTGAACCACGGGCGCAGGTTGCAGACATTACATTTGAACATGACGCAGCCACAGGGCGCACAATACCTATTATTTATTTGGAGGAGGTGGAAACAGACAATGAGTGACAGAAAATATCCAGACATTGACTTTGTGGAAACCGACACGGAAACAATAGAAAGCAACTTGATTGCACTATATGAAAACTTTGTACAGCAGGTGCCGGGGCGTGAACGGTACAAAGTGTACCAAGCGTCACCGGAAAGGCTTTTTATTGCGTGGGTTGCAAATATCATTGTGCAACAGCGTGTCATTATCAATGAAACGGCAAAAAAGAACGTGCCACGTTATGCAGACGGTGAATACTTGGACAGCTTGGCAGAATTATTCAAGGACTTGGAAAGACTGCCAGCAAGCCCAGCGTCTGCAATGTTCCGTTTTTATATTTCAGAAGCACAGAAACAATCAGTGATTATTCCTGCGGGCACCAGAATTTCTTTTGATGGTGCAATTTTATTTGAAACAAAAGAAAATTTGGAAATAAAAGCCGGGCAGACATACGGGGACGTTGAGGGAATTTGCACCACAGCGGGCGACGTCGGAAATAATCTGGCAGCGGGGCAGGTCAAAGAACTGGTTGACCTATACGACTACTACCAGAAAGCAGAGAACATCACGGCGACAAGCGGCGGCGCAGAAGAAGAGGACGACGCCAGTTATTATGAGCGTATGCGTGAGAGCATGGAGAGTTTCAGCACGGCGGGTCCTATTAACGGGTACATATACTGGACAAAGAGCGTATCACCAGCCGTGGCAGACGTGGCAGTGACAAGCCCAGAACCTTGCGTTGTAGACGTCCGGGTGCTTTTGCAGAATGGGCAGCAGGCAACGTCCGGGGTACTGAAAGAGATTGAAGACGCCTTGAACGCTTCTGACATTAGACCACTTACAGACAAAGTGACGGTATCTGCACCGGAAACGGTAGCATTTGACATTGATGTGACTTTTTATATTCCACAGCCAGACGCAGCCAGCGCCACAGTTATTGCGGCAGCGGCAACGCAGGCAGTAGAAGAGTACGTGACATGGCAGACAAGCAAAATGGGGCGGGATATTAACCCGTCATACCTAACAGCAAAGCTGATGGAAGCAGGTGTGAAACGTGTTGAAGTCAGAAAGCCAGTATTCACGGTTGTTGATGATATAAAGGTTGCAAAGCTGGGAAACAAAAGCGTTCTGAATGGAGGTATTGAAAATGTCTAAAACAATTTACAATGCCGATTATTCAGAGTGCCTGCCGGAAGCGCTAAAGAAAGACCCCAAAATGGTTGCACTGGCAAACGCCACAGCAGCAGCGCTGCTGGACACTTCCGGGATAATTGACAATGTGCTGATATATTCCAGATTTGATGAATTGCCAGAAGAACTGGTGGACATTTTGGCGTACGACCTGCACGTTGACTGGTACGACTACAATTACCCGCTGGAAGCAAAACGGGATTTAGTAAAAAACAGTGTCAAGGTTCATAAGAAAATGGGCACAAAATACGCCATTGAAACAGCGCTGGGAAGTTTATTTCCAGAAAGTGAAGTGGAAGAGTGGTTCCAGTATGAGGGAGAACCCGGACACTTTCATATTGTGCTTGATGTGACAAACCAGAGAATAACGGCAGACTACGCAGCTATTATCCGGGCAGTGAAAATGTATAAAAGATTATCTGCGCACATGGACGAATTAACCTATCAAGGGCAGGTTCACGGCGTCATATACACCCACGGGGAGTATTTCAAATACAAAACACCGCTGACCGGAAGACTTAACGCCGGAACATACCCACAGAGAAACACAAAAGCCGGGATAGGTGCTGCAACCTATATTGTGGGAACGGAAGCAGCAGGCTTCATATTCACAGCACCAGCAGCAGGCACAAAGCCATACAGAAACACGGTATTTTCGCAGCAGGCGGCGCATATCGACGCAGACACGGCGTTGAATACGTTTAGCTATACAAATACACCAGCAGGACGGATAAAAGCCGGAGAACAGCCACAGAGGAACACCAGAGGGCAGACAAGCGGCGTTACAGTCACGGCAAGTGACAGAATGGAAGCACACCGCTTCACAGTTCCGGCAGCAGGAACCGTCCCGGAAAGAAGCACGGTGCAGCGGACACAGGGCGACACCGTAGGGACAAGCACGCAGGCAATGGGGTTTTCATACGGCGTCAAGCCGTGCGGAAGCCACAGGAAGCTATAAAGGAGGTGAAAAGCCATGTTGACAACAGACGCAATCAATGATTTCAAAGATTTCATTGATAATATCATTGCCTATGCAAAAGTAACCGTCAACGGCGTTTCTGAAAAAAAGGTGATACACCGCCGGGAACGTCTGAAAGACGGCAGGGTTGCTGTATATGTACAGATTACCCCACAGGTAAGCGGAAAAGCCACAGTGCAGAGGGTACAGCTTTACAACAAGAACAATAAGTTGTGGGCTGACAAGGCGGTAAATATTCCACTTAACAATGTACAAGAGGGCGTTTTGTACCGATTTACTTTTGATTTTACAGAAAAGGAGGTGTAACAGATGTACGAACAGAAGTTATGGCAAGACCATGTAACAGAGTTTGAAGACCGCTACACGGAAAGCAGAAATGATGATGGAACTATCACGCACACACCAGTTGAGGGGGAAATCATTCAGCAGGGAACACCGCAGAACGCAACCAACTTCAACCACATGGAAAATGGTATTTCCAATGCAACAGAAACGGCAGCACTTATGGCACTTTCAACAATCCACCACCAGCAGGCAATAGCTGACTTGCAGGGAGAAACAGCAACGGTGGCTTTGAAGAATACGCAGCAGTACCCGTTCAACAATTCTACACAGTCAGTTGCGCTGAAGACTGAAAGAAACCACATGGACTACACCGTGGAAACAGAAATAGTGGACTACACGGGCGGTTTTCCGGGCGACATTGTTATTACAGACAAGTTGCTGAATGGTTTTAAGATGGCACACACTGGAAGCGCAAAAAGCGTGACCGTAAAAGTTTATGTGAAAGGTGGGTTTTACTAATGGCAGCAGGTGTGATTATTAAAACAGAGGAACGCAGACAGCACGAAGAAGCGGTTATGCGTTCTTTTGGCGTGCAGGGCAGCGGGACAGCAGCACAGAGAGAAGCAGCGGAGGTTATCGCAGCCAGAAGCAGCGAGGTAGTAAGAAACCAGAATGGAGGTAGAAAGTATTATGGCTACTAATAAAATCAATGTAGTTGAAAAAACACCGGGCACACATATTGAATATGCACTGTCTGGCGGTAAAAAAATCACGTTCGGTGATGATGAATTAACAATCAATCTTGCCAGCCGTGAAAGAGATTTTGAAGTGTCACTGGACATTTGCATTGACGAAGAAGACGGCGTGGTGATTGGCACCGGAGGACGTGCGCAGAAGTACGCTGCGCAGATTGTTATTCCTGCCAGACGCTATGATGTTATCGAAGACGGAGAGGACGAAAACGGAGAACCGAAAGAAATTCCAGTGCCTATCCCGTTTGATATGTCGCTTTGCACACTTATTCTTTGGGGATTGGAGGTATAAAGAATTATGTCTAATTTTGATGATTTAGCAATGGCGGTTGCTTCCTTTGGGGGTAACAACGCAGTAAAGTTTGATGATTTGGGTATGCCGTCAATTATGGTGGGTATTCCAAAAATGAAGTATTCCGACATTATCACCGGAGGAACACAGGAAACATTGCCGTGGTGGATTGTGGACGGAGTAGAAAAAGAAGTTATCTGGGTATCAAAGTATATTAACGTCGTGGTCAATGACCGTGCATACTCACTGCCAATGAAAGACCCTAAAGCATACATTGACTTTGACACAGCGCTTGCAGTATGCCGCAGAAAGGGTGAGGGCTGGCACCTTAACCAGAACGGCGTTTTTGCTGCTATCAATCTTTGGTGCATGAAGAATGGATTTACACCACGGGGCAACACAAACTGGGATAGAAGCTATGAAAAGGCGTATGAAAAGGGTGTAAACACATACGTTGACGGTTCGCATGGCGGCGGCAGAACTGCAACGGGTTCTGGTCCGGTAACTTGGAACCATGACGGCAGCCCGGCTGGAATTGCCGACCTTTGCGGCAACTGCTGGGAGTGGGTATCTGGTATGCGCATTGTAGATGGTGAAATTCAGATTATCCCATACGGAAACGCCATGAAGTCTGACTGCAACATGGGCGCAAAAAGTACAGAGTGGAAAGCAATTAAGCCGGACGGCACACTGGTAGCACCGGGAACGGTTGGAACATTAAAGATTGACAGAACCAGTGCAAGTGACGCAACACTGCGTATCAACACAAGTGTCACGACACAGACAACCGACAGCAACGACACAAGCGTACCATTCAAAGATACAAAGGCGGTAAGCGGCGTAACCATTCCACAGATTTTGATTGCGTCCGGCTTATATCCAGACGCAGGACAGACAACGCCGGGCAGATTTTGGGCAAGAAATAACGGCGAAAGACTGCCTTTCCGGGGTTCGAGTTTCGTCAGCGCTTCCAACGGTGGCGCTGGTGCGCTGTCCTTGAGCAACGCCCGTTCTTACGTCGGCAGCGGCGTTTCGCTCCGTTCCGCTTTAGTTGAATAACTGGAAACTGGGAACTGATACACTGCGGGGCTTACGGCAGTAAGCCCCATACTACAAAATACAACAAAGGTGGTTTAAGAAATGCCGGAAAACAAAACAGAAGAAAGACCGCCACAGCTGGACAATGTGCGAGATAACGCCACACAGGAAGACTTCAAAATGAAAAATAAAGTCTGGGAAATGCTGGAATATGCAGGACCACAGCTTGAAGAGTTTCCCAGAGCGAAAAGAGGACTTGCACAGAAGATAGACGGAACAATGCTGGATATTTTGGAGTTGGTCATAATGCTTGAAAATAAGCATTACAAGAAGACGACACTTGGAGAACTGGACACGAAAGTTGATGTGCTGCGGCATTTGATAAGGCTTGCGGCAAGCACAAAATACACACGTAGCGGCAAACCGTGTCTGCCAATGAAGAAATATGAAATGATGGCACGATATATCAATGAAATAGGCTGCATGGTGGGTGGCTATTATAAATCACTGAACGGCAGCACTTCCGGGAATGGGAGTGCTGCAAAATAAGACTGGTAAAAGGCAGGGTAACACCTGCTTTTTATATTATGGGAATAAGCCGTTAATAGAGGACTTGCCGTGCCTATCCGGGGTTCGAGTTTCAACAACACTTCCAACGGTGGCGCTGGTGCGCTGAACTTGAACAACGCCCGTTCTAACGTCAACAACAACGTTTCGCTCCGTTCCGCTTCACCCCATTTCTGCCAGTAGTCGTGCCCACAAGTGGACACGTCCAGTGCATTTGGGTTAAAGGGGTTTATTTCCATTCCAAAGGCTGCCAGCCGGGAGCCGTAGGAAAAAGATTGAATAGCCGTAAAGATAGTTAGTAAGCCGCAGGGCTGAAAGTCAGAGCCGGAAAGACTGGCACTGAATGTATATATCACGTTTGGGCTGCGGAAGAACCGCAGTTTGATTTGTACGGCAGATTTTAACAACAGGAGGGAAAAGAAATTGCACAAAATCAAAAACATTTTCCCTATGATTTACGACTTTGAAAATCTTTTCAATGCGTACAAAGCCGGGATAAAGTGCAAGAGGTACAGACCAGATGTGATGGCGTACACGGATAAGCTGGAAGAAAACTTGATTGAATTACAGAATGAATTTATCTGGCAGACCTACACCGTGGGACGCTACAACATATTTTATGTTTATGAGCCGAAAAAGCGCATGATTATGTCACTCACTTTCAAAGACCGGGTGGCGCAGCACGCTATATATAGCCAGCTGAACCCATATTTTGAAAAGCAGTTCATTTCTGACAGCTACGCTTGCAGAGTAGGCAGGGGAACACACAAAGCAGTCAACCGCCTGCATGATTGGTTGAAGCAGACTGACCGGAAGCCGCAGCGTTTCTATTATTTGAAACTGGATATTGCAAAGTATTTTTACCGGATAGACCATGAAGTATTGATGGATATTTTGCGGAAGAAGATTGCTGATGAAGATTTGTTGCACGTCTTGTCAGTAATAATAAACTGCGAAGACACAAACTTTGGTCTGCCGCTGGGTGCCGACATTGGCGACGTGGCGTTTGATGAATTGCTGGGAGAAGTTGGGCTGCCTATTGGCAATCTGACTTCACAAATGTTTGCAAATTTGTACTTAAACGAACTTGACCAGTTCTGCAAACACAAATTGCACCTGCGTTATTACATACGTTACATGGACGACATTATAATTTTGCACCCAGATAAAAAGTATCTGGAAAAGATAAAGAACAAAATTGCGGACTTTCTGGGAAGCAAGCTGCATTTGCAGCTTAACAAGAAAACTTGCATAAGACCAACCAGCATGGGCATTGAGTTTGTAGGCTTCCGCATTTGGTCAACACACATAAAATTGCGTAAGAAGACGGCAAAGAAGCTGAAACGTAGATTGAAATATATGTTTGCAGCATATCACGCAGGAGAGATTGACAAAGATACACTGGATAGGTCCGTTGCTTCATACCGGGGCATATTACAACATTTCAACAGCTACGGTATGCGCCAGAGCCTAAACGAACTGTACTTGCAGGAAATGGGCAAGCCATATCCAGAACCGGAGAAGAAGCCAGCCAGCAAATGCGGTCTATTCTGCGGATATTACGGCAGCACTGATGATTATATCAAGCAGCCAGAAGAAAAGGAGGTGACGGACAGTGGAAGCAATACAGACGCTTAACCCAGCGGACGTCTGGGAAATGGTACAGAAAGCTATTGTGTGGCTTGCGGGAATTGGGATTGTTATTGACATAACGCCGGGAATTAAAGTACAGCCCGTGCGTTGGTTGATTAAACAGCTGGGAAATCTTATGAACCACGACATGAAAGAACAACTGGACCAGCTGCAAAAAGATTTTACAGACCACAAGGTTGACAGCTGGCGTATGGAAATTCTGGAATTTCAGAGCAGTTGCATAAATCACAGACGCCATACAAAAGAAGAGTTCGACCATATCATTGACATACTGGCAAAGTATGACAAGTACATCAAAGACCGCAAGTTGACTAATGGGCAAGTTGATGTTGCGCATGAATACATACTGGAAATATACAAAGAGTGTATGCGCACAAATGATTTTGCTTTGTCAAAGCCGAAAGAACCATAGGAGGTACAAAACAGCAATATGAAAAGTTTAATATTTTTTATCATTGGATTTGCACTGGCATTAGCAGTGCTTTTTTTATGGAATTTGCAGTATTTCAGACAGCGCAGGAAGAAGAGAAAAGAAGAGTTGCAGGAACACCCGGAGAGAAAGACCAGCGCAACAAAAATCATTATCTTTTCAATTCTGGCGACTTACTACATAGCATTTGCCGTGGGCGTGTGGGTAGTGGTCACAAAGGATTTTTACCAGTTATCAGTCCTTTTGACGTTCGTTGGCGGGGTAACTGCTGCCGCAGTAGCGTTCTACTGCTGGAAAGCAAAGGCAGAAAACCTGCTGAAAATCAAAGCTGCATACCCGGAGTTGTCCGGCACGCTGTCTGACTTTTCAAGTATGACGCAGTAGCGCCGGGGAGGTATAAGACATGGGACTAATAGGAAAAACAACACCAGAAAAGGTTTGGAATTTTCTGAAATCAAAAGGGCTGTCCAGTTGTGGGGCAGCCGGATTGATGGGGAACTTATATGCAGAAAGCGGGCTGAACCCGCAGAACTTGCAGAACAGCTATGAAAAGAAGCTGGGACACACTGACGCAAGCTACACAGCAGCCGTGGACAACGGCAGCTATGGAAACTTTGCAAGGGACGGCGCAGGCTATGGGCTGGCGCAGTGGACATACCACACCAGAAAAGCCGCTTTGCTGGAATATGCAAAAGCAGCCGGGAAGTCTATTGGCGACCTTGAAACACAGCTGGGGTTCCTTATGAAAGAATTGACAGAGGGCTACAAAGCCACACTGTCAGTATTAAAGAGCGCACAGACCGTCATTGCTGCTTCAAATGCAGTGCTGACACAGTTTGAGCGCCCGGCAGACCAGAGCGACACGGTGAAGACAAAGCGTGCAGGATATGGGCAGAAATACTATGACCAGTACGCAGCCGGAGCCGTTAGCAATAAAAAGAATGGAGGTACAAGCAATATGAATGTATCAGAAGTAAGAAAGAAATTTGCAGCAAGGGCGGCAGCGTATGTGGGAGTGAAAGAGGGTACAGCAGCACACCACGCAATCATTGACGCCTACAACAACCACAAACCGTTAGCGCAGGGGTACAAAGTGACATACCATGACGCATGGTGCGCAACCTTTGGTTCAAAGATTGCCATTGAAGCAGGCTACACAGACATTATCCCTACGGAGTGCAGCTGTGACCGTCAAATCAAGTTGTGGCAGCAGATGGGGCGCTGGTGTGAGAATGACGCAAAGGTGCCGGAACCGGGCGACTATATCTATTATGACTGGGACGACAACGGCGCTGGTGACTGCACAGGCAGTTCAGACCATGTGGGCGTTGTAGAAAGCTGCAACGGTAACACTATCACAGTTGTTGAGGGCAACAAGTCCAATGCCGTTGGAAGAAGAACACTGGAAGTCAACGGGCGTTATATCAGAGGTTATGGCGTGCCGGACTTCTCAAAGAAAGCAACCAGCGAACCTGCAAAGCCTGCGGCACCTGCACAGCCTGCGCAGGGAACAGCCGGGGAACAGGTATACACCGTGCAGAGAGGTGACACACTTTCTGGCATTGCTGCAAAGTATGGCACCACATACCAGAAGTTAGCAAGCTACAATGGAATTGCAAACCCTAACGTCATTAGTGTTGGGCAGAAAATCAAAATTCCGGGAAGCGGCGTGCGTACATACACCGTGAAGAGCGGTGACAGCCTTTGGGCAATCGCAGCAAAGCAGCTGGGCGACGGTTCCAGATACAATGAAATTAAGACCATGAACGGTCTTACAAGTAACACCATTTACGCTGGGCAGACATTAAAGCTGCCTGCATAATCAACAGGAGGAAAAAACAATGGATAATGTAATTTATGCAGCTGTATATTTTGCCGTAACACTGGGGGCGTTCTTGATTGGAAAGTACGTTTGCCCAAACATTCCAAAGACTGTAACAGACAAGCTGGGCGAATTGTCAGAGTGGGCAGCAAAGTTTGTGGAATGGGCAAAAGAGTTCAAAAAGGATAAGACCGGGGAAGAGAAGATGGCAGCAGTTGTGGAGCAGTTGAAGAAGATTGCTGATGAAGCCGGGCTGAATGTCACAGAAGACCAGCTGAAAGCTATTGCGCAGGCGGCATACAATGCCATGAAAGCCGGAGAGAAAGAAAGCAACACCGCAGAACCACTGGAAGCACTCACAGCCACACCAGCTGCAACGGTAGTGATTAACACCACGGCGCCAGTGACAACAACAGAGAAAGTGGCTATTGCCACAGACAATGTGCCGGAGGGTGCCACGGAAACCAACGCAGACGGCACAGTGAACCTTTACGACGCAGCCGGGAACATTACCGGGAGCGTGACAAAGGAAGAAGCAGAGAAGATGGCGGCAGAAGTCACGAAGATTGTTGACGAAGAGGGAAACACGCTGGCAGACCTTAAATAATGCCGCTGACGCTTTGCAGAATAAACCAGAATGAGAAGAAAAGACCGTAAGTGGAGAAAATACACCACTTGCGGTCTTTTTGCGTTTACGGGGGCAAATACGGCGTTATATCGGTTTATATGTGTAATCAATGCCGTTTTCAACAGCTTTGATACTGCCTATCTGGTCTTTATAGCAGCCACGGGCAGCAATCACACGGGCTTTGCTGACAGCTGCATTTTCACTTCCTGCATTAACATTCAGCCAATCAATCCGCACACCGTCATTGTCCACAATGGAGATTTGAAAAGACTTGTGAGGTATGCGCTTCACAGAGCCTTTGCCGTTGCACTGGTAGCAAGGACCAGTCATGCCGGATTTATAAATGAATTTGCCGGAACCATTACACTTGCTGCAAATAACAATATCTGTTTTCATAGTCATTCACCATTCTTTCTGGGCGGCAGCAATGCCGCCCGGTTGCATTATACTTCTTTTGCTTGCAATTCGTCCCATGTATGCTGGGCAAGTTCTGCCATAGCCTGCGGCGTTTCTTTCACGAACATTGCGAAAAGGAAAGTCAAGAACTGACTTTTTGTGTCCTGCCATTCTTCCACTGTCATATCTGGGTTTTCTTCCAGTTTCATTTTCAGAAGCCGTTCTGTTATTTCCTGCCCAAAAGGAGTGTTAAGCGCTTTGCGTTCTGCCTGCGTTATCTTTTCCACAAATTCATCAAAGCTTCCAGCTATCATCATTTTTACTTCCATCATTCATTCCACCTTTCTTTCCGGCTGGCTGCTATGCAATAGCAACCAGTCTTTCTGCACCCATTTTTCTTTCGCGGACAACGCCATCTTGATTGCTTTTCAGAAGACAAGTGATTGTCTTTCCGGTCTTGCTTGGGATAAGGTCAACCACGGTGCTTGTATATCCGTAGTTCCACATGATAACGTCCCCAGTCTTTAATTCTTTTACTGCCTTTGCTTCCTGCTTGTTATATATTCCTTGAAGTTTTACTGTCATTGCTTTGCCCTCCGTGTTCTGTACTTCTTTAACTGTCTTTATTATATACTTACGGAAGTATAAAAGCAATAGACACAATGCACAAACTTACGGAAGTATAATTGTATAATATGTATACTTCCGTAAGATAAAAGCATTTTACATGGTGCCGATAAAATCAGAACTGGTCAGCGCCCAGAACTGCGCAGCGTGGATAGTTGGGAACTTTGGTATTTCCCATGTGATACCGTCATACACAATCTTGTATATGCCGCCTTTGTTTACCGTCAGATAGTATTTATCAGTATCACTTTTCCGGTCTGCCGGGTGCGTGTCCTGCACCATGAATGAAAGCCCGTTCTTTCTGAAACGTCTATTATAAGATTTTCCCATATATTATCACCATTCTTTCTGGGCGGCAGCAGCGCCGCCCGTGTAGTTATTAGTCAAGGCAACATTCCATTGAAATTGGATATTGCGCTTTTAATTTTTCAAAAGCAGCCTTTGTGACCCGGTAGCTGCGCCAGTTTTCAATTTTCTTCTGGCAACCATCAATCCAGTGGGCTTCAATTTCTGTAATGCCCCTGCCTTTTAATTCAAGCGGGGTATCAACAAAATAATGTTTGCCATAATATGAAAGGCTGGCTTCCATTTTGACTTCTGGCTTGCGCTGTCCCATTTCTGGGGTGTAGCAGTGCAGCCCGTTTATTCTATCTTCCATGTAAATGATTTTTCCCATATCGTTTGACCTCCGTGTGTTTGATTTCTTTAACTGTCTTTATTATATACTTACGGAAGTATAAAAGCAATCGGCAAAATATACAAATATACTTCCGTAAGATTGTATAAAATGTATACTTCCGTAAGAAAACAAAGTGTGATATACTGATTAAAAACCACAGGAGGTGCAGAAAATGCCAGATACAACAGAAAAGAAGACTATACCGAGAGGACCAGCAGCCACGGCAGCAAAGAACAAATACCGTGACCACAATTATGACCGCATGGAACTTGCGGTGCCAAAGGGCATGAAAGCCCGCATAAAAGAGATTGCAAAAGAACAGGGCTATTCATCACAGAATAACTATGTTGTGGAAGCAGTAAAAGAGAAGTACCAGCGGGACACCGGGGAGGAATTAACGTGGCAGAAAGAGTAAAAGAACAGGAATTTGAAGAGGGCTTTCTGCATGGCTGGGACGGTTCGGAATGTATATATTATACAGACGAAAAGTGCTTATATTATAATGACGCAGAAGCACCGTGCCACCATTGCCACCACTACACAAGGAAGACACAGCAGAAAGGGGAGAGAATAGCAGAAAACTATCTGGAAATCAGAAACAAGGTGATTGAAAATTGCTGGCGCATGATAGTTGGGAACGACACGCCAAAGCAGGAAGACGGCTGGCTTGAAGTAATGAACGACAGGCAGACAGAAAACGGGATTGCTAATATATACAACTTTATATATAAAGGGGAAAGAGTGATGACGTTGGAAGAGGTACAAGGGTACGGAGCAAACAGGTATTTTATCAGTAGTGGGGAATATACGCTGGCAGATTATATGAGAGCAGTGCAAAATAAGCGCCCAGAAGCGCCAGACACCGGGATTGCAAAAGTAGAGATAACGGACGAAGACTGGAAAACGGCTATTGCGCAGCACAAGCAACCAATCCCAGCAGGTGCAAAAGTGAAAATAACTGGAAAACTGCAAAACCTATACGGCGACTTTTTAACAGTAGAATACAACGGCACCAGATACACAGTTGACCCACGAAAAATCAAAATGCAGGGGTGATAAAATGATAAACAAGGAAGCGGCGGCAGAGTTCGCAAACAAAAACTGCACAAAGTCAAATTGCTTTATGTGCAAAGAGGGCGACAAGTACGAAACATACAGACATTGCCCATTCTTGCCATTGAAGTTAATTGCAAGAGAAAGAAAAGTGACCACAGAAGATGTGCCAGACACAATGGGAGAGTAAGAGAAGACCCCAGCAGGCAGCAGCCTTGCTGGGGGTTCTTTATTTTGTACTAACTTAACACAGCCTACGGGAGCGTTGGATAAAAAGACGGGAACGCAGATTATGGAACTGTTGCACAGCGTCGTAAAAGAAAATGGAATTATGCTGCTGTTGGTTACGCACGATCCTGATATTGCAGATACCTGTGATACGATTTTTGAAATGGATGGAGGGAGGATAACTTGTGCTAAAAATGATACTTAAAGACCTTCGTCTGTCTCCACTTAGAAGTATTCTGACAAGTGTTTCAATGCTTGTAGGCATTATCGCAATGATTGGATCGGTATTAGTTGGTACGCTTGGACGGGAGTATTTGATTTCCGTAAACGCACAGGTATATGGCTGGTCACCTACTTACTCATTCGTGATAACGGAATCCGATTTTCACGATAGAAATAAAATGGAACAATTATTCCAGAGATTTGAAGCCATTGATGATGTAGCCGCTGTTACTTTTTCTATGGGAGAGGATATTCGATTTGCACCAATGAAAGATTTAACGCCAATACCGCCGAATGATGTTTACCAAAACCTGATGGCTTTTGATGTAGTTTGCACCACGGAGGCATATAGTCAAGTCTATAATCTTCCAATGACATCCGGTAGATGGTTAGAGCCTTCGAGTGAGGGCGGATCGCTTGAAGTGGTCATAAACAAAGAAGCTAAAAAGTATTTTAATGATTCGCCCTATGCTGCAGGAAATGTAAAAAGCACACTTTCGTTAACCCCATTCAATATTGTCGGAGTAGTAAACGATGGCAGGGATTTTCCGACTATCTATGCGGATTCTGCGGCGATCCTCAATTTCGCACCAGCAATGTGGCAAGTACAAAATGCAAATGTGTATTGGCATCCCACAACAGGACTGACAATCGAACAGATACATTCTGCCCTTGGCGACATTTTGACTGATACCATTGGCGGTTACTGGGAAAGTGCTGGGCGGAGTGATATTGGAGATACCTATGATTCGGTATTGTCCATACTGCAATTAGGGCTTTTGGTTACTTCGCTTTTGTTGCTGTTTGTTTCCGTATTAGGGCAGATCAATATCGGACTATCTTCATTGGAACAGCGCACACATGAGTTGCTGATCCGCAGAGCGATAGGTGCTTCACGAACAAATATTGTGGCACTGGTTTTAGGCTCACAGTTGATTTTATCAATATTCGTTTGCTTTGCAGCTATTTTGATTTCGCTGATTTTGGTGCATTGTATTGGAGCGTTGCTCCCTGTGGATTCCCCGGTGGGAACACCGAGTTATCCAATCAGCGTTGCTGTTGTTGCAGTTGCTGTGTCTGTGCTTACAGCATTATTGGGCGGATTATTACCAGCATTGAAAGCAGCAAAATTAGAGCCTGCATTGGCTCTTAGATAATAAAACTCAATTCAAGGAGGAAACAAAATGAAACGAACAATCTCAAAATCCGAAAGACCGTACAGACTGTTACTGTGTGTTATGATTTCTTTGCTGGTGATTATGCTGGCAGGCTGCTCCACTTCTTCGGACTCCGACACAAACACAAGAGGTTTCACGGACTTTGCTACCATTGAAGAAGAATACCTAACGACCATTGAGAGTTTGAATTGGCCGGAGGGCGTTACTCCGCCTGATGCTTTGGAAGGCGAAGATACGGGAGCGTCTTTTCAGATAGGATATGGCGATACAAAAGCATCTAACCTTTGGGAATATTCTTGGATGCAGGAATGGCTTGATACTTACAATACGGATCCGGAAAGGGCGGCAAAAGCCTTAGCTGAACTCGAAAAAGCCTTTGATATGCCTTATATGGGAACAGATCGCTGTGATGACGCCACACGCAAATATCTTCGTGATAATATTGATAAAGCTAAGTTGGGAGATCCGTCTGGATTTACAGAGTGTATTCAGGCAAATTATGCCGATTAAAAATGGCACATAGGAGTTTTGGTGTTGGGAGGTGAGCACATATATGCAGAGAAAACGCCGTAAGAAAAAACGATTTGGAGTATTTTTGTTTTTGCTTGTAGTTTGTATCGGCATAGGTATAATGTTTGTGCCGTGGGCAA